ACAGATTTGAAGCTGTTGCTGATATAGCGCAGATATATCTATATTCTCATACTGTATGTGATAAAGATCTAGATAAGGAGACTGATGTATATGATAAATTTGTATTATGTCATTACTGTATGGTTTCGTGGCCTGGGCAATGGCAAGGTTTCTATCATCTGTTTGGGCATAGCCATACTAGAAAAAATAACACTGCTCTAGACGCGACGCTAATTGACAAACGTCCTCTGCCTAGTTATGATGTGGGAGTGGATAATAATGACTTTACTCCAATAAGTCAGGAAGAAGTAGTTAAAATACTAGAACAGATGCCACGAAGTCATTAATAGCTGTGGATTAAGAAACCTAAATACTTTTTCCAAGCTAGTATAAAATAATTAAAAAATATGAAGCTTTCAACTAGTAAAGATGCTAATGTTAATTACTTAGCTAGAATTATTAAATTAGAAGATTCTAATTTTAGTCCTCATCCAAACGCAGACAAACTAAAATTAGTCCACTTACATGGAAACACAATCTCCACTGGAATAGATACAACTCCTGGATATTATGTATATTTTCCTGTAGAATGTGTAATTGCACCAGAGTTTTTGAAGTTTCACAATCTTTATAGAGACGCCACATTAAATGCAAATTCAGAAGAGAAAGGGTTTTTTGAAGAATCTGGACGTGTAAAGTGTATTAAACTAAGAGGAATTGCTTCTGAGGGATTTATTATGCCATTTAAAGCTCTTTATGATTTTATCAATGTAAATAATGGTCCTACTACTCTATTAGAAATTGAAAAAAATGCTATAAATCTAGTAAACCAGTCATTTGATACTGTCGAGGAAACAAAACTTGTTTGGAAGTATGTTATTAAAGTTAAAACTGCAGGTGTAAATTTAAATGGTAAAGCTAAGAAAGCTTGTACAATTGACCGAATCGTTGATGATCAATTTAGATTTCACATTGATACCTTGAAATTACAAGATAATATCTATAATATAAGCCCAAAAGATCTTATTCAAATTAGTATTAAATGTCATGGTTGCGTGGATGCTGATACTATAATTACAACTAACAACGGACCTAAAACAATTAAAGAAATTGTAGATAATAGGCTTAATGTAAATGTATTAGCATATGATGTTGAGACTTGTCAAAAATGTTTTGTTCCTATTGATGACTACTATAAATTAGAAGACGACGGAGATTGGGTGGAAATAGAACTAGAAAATGGGTCAACTATAGTAATTACTACTAATAATCCTGTTTGGTTGCCACTACAAAATTGCTATCGAAAAGTTGAAAATTTAAGCGTTGGAGACGTTCTTTTATTTGAAAAATAACTTTAAAATTACTTGGATTAAAGATGATATTATAAATTATCCTAATTATGTCTATCTTACCGCAGAGGCTGTATGGAATAGAGACGATAAAAAAAATGCTTAGCAGAATCTTTTGGATATACAGTTTGTTATATTTGAGAAAGAGACATGAACCAAATGACTGACACTGAATTATTAGATAAAATAAAAAACATATGCAATATTTAAAAATAAAAAGAATAACTCCTGTTCATCGAAGAGATAGATATGATCTAACAATAGCAAGTACTCACAACTTTTTTGCCAATGGCATTCTAATTCATAACACTTCTGCTATTTTCTGTAATCTTTTAACTAAGAGAAACCTAAGTTGGAAGGAAAAACTAGCTAAGAAATTTGGAGTTCACATTAAAGAAAATGAGTATACTACTTTCTGTTCTTCAAGAAAGGTTATTAAAGATCCTAACTTGAATCCAGGAGTAACTCAAGGATTTTATGATTGTGACATTTGGAGTTTAGGTTTAGAGGTAGTTAAAAATTACCTTATCAAGGGAATGTCTCTTTATTGTGAGATTGTTGGTTATATGCCCACAGGCAGTGCAATTCAAGGTAAATGGGACTATGGATGTGTATATGATCCTAAGGTTTATAGATACCAAGAAATGTCTGCTACTCAAATGTACCAAGCAAAACTGTTTGATATTATCGTATATCGTATTACGATGACAAATGTAGATGGTAAAGTACACGAATACAGTGCTAAACAGGTACGTGATTGGTGTATAGAAAATGGTCTACATCCAGTAAGCGAATTATACTATGGAAAGGCTGAGGATCTTTTTGATCTCGATGTACATAATCATTGGAATGAAAACTTTATTGATAAACTAAGAGAGAAGTATTTGGAAAAAGATTCTGTTCTTTGTAAGAATAAGGTTCCAGAGGAGGGGATTGTACTCAGAAGAGAGGTAACAAATATTGATGTCTATAAGCTTAAAGCAAATAGGTTTTTACAAAAAGAAACCCAAGAACTTGATAAGGGGACTATAGACATTGAATCTACACAGGAATAATGAGCTAATAAAACAAAAATAATATGTTAACTAACGAGCAAATTATTAATATACTTAAGAATTGGACAGTAGAGCATGTCCATATATATAAGGATAATCAGGCATGTTTAACTTTAGTTAATTCCACAGGTGAATTTCAGGCATCAGTAGCCTCTATAAAACCTCTTTTGCCACGGTTTAGTATTAAGAGGAAGATAGGTGACTCTATGTTTGAATCTATATATTCAATAAAAGATATTCCAAGTGACATAAAGGCTGAATTCGAATACCTTTTTGAAGTCCGCTCTAAGGAATGGATTAAGAAAGAATTGGACCGAATGTTAAAGCCTGAAGGGTTAGATGCGTTACTGTAATGACTAAAGAAGAAATAAATCAACTGAAAGAAGACAAGGATATTAAATTTGTATATAAGATTCCTTGTTCTTTGTATGACAATGGGTATAGGTATATTATTATAGGAAATATCAGTTCCTCTAACATTGGAAATATTTGAAAGTTCAGTCTAGATGATTGATTCTTAAGAATGTATTGTGGAAGTTTGCTTCCATATGTCTGTTCAACTCTTCCAAAGTCCTGTAAAATTAAAGAATATTTAAATATATATGAAAAACCTGATCTTCTAAAGTTAAGAAAATTCATATTAAGTTTAAAAAATTCTGAGGAAATCATTCAAGAATCGCTATGAGGTTTACAGATCATAAAGGAATTCAAAGTTAACAGACCTGATGTATTTAAAATCAAATGGACTGAGGCCAAAGCAATAAATTCATTTTTAGAGGCTGTGGAACCTATGTTTAAAAAAAGTTTATATGATAGATAAAGCTATATATGAGGCCCCTGGAAACAAGACTCTCCTTGTTTTAATGGGGCCTCCATAAAGCCAGCTACAGGAAAAACCACCTTTGCTAAAGACCTTGTCGAAACTTCTGTTGGATGGATAAGAGTAAATAGAGATGATATTAGATCAATGTGTGGGCAGTATTGGGTTCCATCTAGAGAAAATCTCATTAACATTTATGAAAGAGCAATGGTTGAAGAAGCATTAGCTAATGACTATAATGTTGTTATTGATGCTACTAATCTTAATCCAAAAACACAGGCAAAGTGGAAGTCAATAGCACAAGCTTTTGGAGCTACTCTAAAGTACAAGGAGTTTATTATTCCGTATAAGGAAGCCGTCAAAAGAGATAATAACAGAGAATTTAAGATGGGTGAAGATACTATTAGATATTTCTATAGAAGATATTACCCTGAACTTTTAAGTGAAGAACTAAATGAGATTTAACACAAAGTATGTAATAGTAGAATGGCCTTATACTCAAGAACTTATGGAACATAAGGAATTTACAGAGCATTCTTGTTTAATTAATGATGAGAGCTGACTTGATCAGTATGGACCAATGTCATATTTCGTAGAGGAAGACTGATTAAAACAATTAGGAAAATGTTAAAAGTATACAATTATTATGTACAGATATATAATGAATGTTGTAAACTAAATAACTTAGGTTTGCAGGAAAATTTATTATATCTAGGTGTAATGATCAGTGATTTATTCTAATGAAAGCAAGAGTACGAAATTTTACTTTAGATGTGTCTCCTATGACAAAATATGATTATAATCAACAAATTTTAAAGGTTAAGGCTCAACACACTGAAAATAAGTGGATAGATGGGTTTTTCTGTAATTGAAATGGGTACAAATTCTGAATCGATGTAAAAACCTTTAATAAATTGTACACTATAGAAGATGATAACGAAATATAAACGCAAACCAATAGAAGTAGAAGCTGTACAATATCTGGGATTTAATGTCGAGGAGATTGAGGATTTTATTAACAGTAAAGTTTTCCACTATCATTCTAATGAAAATGATTCTGGCTCATTAATTGGTACGATGTTACATAGTAACATAATTACTAAAATATGTCCTGGAGATTATATTGTTAAAGATACTAATGGGGAAATTTACATCTATGAACCCAGTATGTTTAAACTAATATATGAAGTATAATGATTTATTTAGTAACTAAAAATAATGAGTTATTTGATTCAGATGTATATAAAATAATCTCAGTTCAAGAGTCTCTATCATTACTTGACCCTTTAGAAGAAGTTGGATTTGATATAGAGACTTCTGGATTAAGTTGTTGATCTGATAAATTATTAAGTGTTCAGTTTGGGTGTTATGACTTTCAAGTAGTAGTTGATTGTTTAACAACTGATATTAAACTTTATAAGTCTTATCTAGAATCTGATCGAACTTTTCTGGGATGAAATCTCAAGTTTGATTTACAATGGATGTATAGAAATGATATATGGCCTATAAATGTATATGATGGATTTTTGGCAGAAAAACTAATGTGACTTGGGTATCCTATTGTTTTAAGTCCAGAATTATATAATGAAGTTAAATGTGACCGATATTCTCCTGTATATGGAAATAATGGAAATTTATCACATTATATGCTTCAAATGTCTTTAAAGAAAGCAGGAGAAATGTATTTAGGAGTAGAACTTGATAAGTCTATAAGAGGAAAGATCATATATCAAGGTCTAACTAGTGAAACTATTGTATATGCAGCAGAGGATACTAGGTATCTACCTAAAATACGTGATGCTCAAAGAGTAGAATTAGCTAAAAAAGATCTTTTAACAGCCATTAAATATGAGAATGCGTTTATAATTCCTTTAGCTTATATGGAGTATTGTGGAATTAAGTTAGATGTAGATAAATGAAAAGCTAAAATGAAAAAGGATAAGTTGAGAGAAGAGACTGCTATAAATAACCTTAATCAGTGGCTTCTCAAAAACATGCCTCACTCCAAATATATTTCATATAATCTTCAAGGATCTCTTTTTGATGGGTTTTCCACAGAGCCAATTATAACTCTGAATTGAAATAGTCAAGCTCAATTATTACCAATCTTCAAAAGTTTAGGTGTAATAGTTGAGTCAGGAAAAGCTGGGGAAGAAAAAGACAGTCTAAATGCTAAAGTACTTGGACCTCAGAAGGATAAAACAGACTTAATTGAAATCTATCTTGATTATAAAGAAGCTGTTAAGGTAACATCTACTTATGGTCAAAATTTTATAGACCAAATAAATCCTGTAAGTGGAAGAATCCATACTCACTATAACCAGTTGGGAACTGATACTACTAGAGTTAGTTCTGGAGGTCGTGATAAAAATGGTAACCAACTTGTTAATCTTTTGAATATCCCTGCTGATGCTGAAACACGAGCTTGCTTTGTGGCAGAAGACGGAAATGTCTGAATATCAATAGATTACTCGGGGCAAGAATCGTTCATTATGGCAGATCAAGCTAATGATAAAGTTATGATTCGAGAGCTTACCTATGGAGAAAAAGATCTTCATACTCTAACTGCTAAATTGATATTTGACTATATTCCAAAGGATATGCCTGCTAAGGAAGTTAAAAAGAAATTTCATAAAGAAAGAAGTCAAAGTAAGGGATATGAATTCGCTTTTAATAAAAAATTTAGAAGCCTTAGTTGGTAACAACTAATGATAAATTTGGGTGAATTGCTGGGAAGCCTTAGCTGGTAATCAGCAGCCTAGCTAATTAGGGATAATTAGAAGGTTCAGAGACTAATAGCATACCACTAGAACAGTGATGAAGCTAACACGAGTGCCCAACTCTCATAAAAAATGAGATGAAGATATAGTCCGACCTACAGATATAATATGAAACTGTAGAACTATAGGATAAAGAGTGCCGATGACTGGTGGGATAACAAAGTGTAATTATGCAGGAGATGCTTCTACCATTCAAAGGAACTTTGGCCTAACTCCTGAAAGGGCTCAAGAGATCTATGACAGTTATATGCAAGGATTTAAAGGGCTTGCGGAGTATCAAAAGTTTAGAAAGCAAGATTGGGAGAACAAGGGATATATTTTATTAAATGCTAAGACTGGTCACAAAGCTTATATCTATGATTATCAAAGACTAATCAATTATTTTATGTCATTCAAAGATCCTGGATTCTGGGATCTTTATAGAGAGTTAAAAAACTCAAATCCAAATAGTTACACAGTACAAAAAGTAAAAACTTTCTTTAAAAGAAAATCTGCTTCTGCTAAACAGAGCGTGAACTACCCTATACAAGGCACTGGCGCTCAAATATATAGAGTGGCGATGATTAATTTCTTTAAATATTTAAGGAGTAATGCTTTATTAAATAAAGTAAAAATTTGTGTTGCTCCTTATGATGAAATTAACGTTGAAGCTCCCAAGGAAATAGCCGAAGAAGTTACTTCTAATCTTTATAGATGTATGATAGAAGCAGGAGCTTATTTTTGTACTAGGTGTAAACTAGATGCTGAAATATCTAGACTACCTGATGGATCATTACCAACTTATTGAATACATTAAAAAACTATGAGTGAAATCCAAACACATGTTGGAAGGCTAATTAAACTAAAGGAAAAGTTTGAATCTATCAAGGATTTTGAAATATATTTATCAAAGCTAGGATTTAACTTATCAATATGTAAGGATGAATACCCTAATTATATATTATATTATGATGATAAAGATCTAGGAAGATACCCTAGATATATCTACATAAATCCTACCACTATATTCGAAGTTGAAAATAATTATGTTGAATATAGCGGATACATCGATTTTTGTGAGAAAGTCAATGATGATGAGTATAAATATATCTTTCAATATTATGATGGAGGGACTTGTTTTAGTGAGATGTTATCAGAACATTTAAATAATATTTATCATGAAAGTAAAAGAAATTATCTCAACAATTAATAATAACGATTTTTATTCTATTAATTCTGCAGCTAAGGCTGTAGAACTTTCTAAGGCAGATATTGTAGTAGAAAATTATAACTTTTCAAAGCATCGTAACTTTGATATTACTACTAATATTTACAAATGTGATAATGGCTTTGTAGCTGTTACAGGTCTTATCAATGACCGTAGCAAAATAGGATATGAAGAGTACAATATACCTGCGTTTGCTGAAGAATATATAGAAATTCCTACAGTAACTTATGCTCCTAAATATCGTAGATAATGACTGTTAATGAACTAATAAATTTCATTTCAGAACCTATCTTATATTCGTTGTATAGTGCAGAAGAATATATAGGAAAAAACGCTGAAAAAGTAGCTAGTCACCTATATCCTGATGAGCATAGATGGTATCAAGTTTCAACAGACGTATATAAGTGTGAAGATGGTTATGTTGGAGTAACTGGACCATCTAATATGTATAGTGAATCTAGTACTTGGAAGGATATTAACTTTCCATGTTTTGCAGAAGAGTTTGTACCAGTTACTACTACCACTTATAAACAAAAAGACTAATATCAATATGAAATTGGACTTACTAATTGTATAGTGCGTACCTAATGCGATAATAGCTATATAGAATTAAAAAGTCCAGATAAAATTGTAAAAATATAATGACTATATATGAATTAATATATTATTGGGATGATGTCTGTGATGGCACTAGTCTTAATGAGTCTTTATTGTTAACAGATATTTGTGCTGTTAATGAGAAGATAAAAGAATTTAAAGAAAACAATCTCAAGCTGAAATTTGTCTCTGCAAATTGTGGTAACAAACTTGACGGACATTATGGAGATTGGTATACATATGAATATCAGGATGGTAGCTCTAGTAATTTAGAAATAAGAACCCATGAAATACAATGAAGTTAATTAAATCATCTTTTGAAATACTTGAACAAGAACCTGGAGTAGAAGGAATTTATAAACAGGTTGAAAAGGCAGGGCGAACTGCTTATAAAAGTGAGAATTATATTACAGAAGATTCTGCAGAGAAGTTTGTTAATATGATTAAAAGTCTAAATCATGGTGCTTGTCTAGAACATGGTACTGTATATCTTGCTGTACCTATGGAAACTATGTTACCTATTGAAGCTAATATATGAGGTAAATACTCTAAAAACCCTTATTCAAAGGGATTTAAAATATGTGAAATTAATGGGGAAAGAAGAGTAGCTATTACAACTAATTATCGCGTATTATGTGAACACAATTGATTAGACGATCTTCAATATCTTTGTGAACCTACAGAATATCATGAAAAGAGAATTACTGTAAAGTTTATTCTTCCTATTTCCATAAGTCGAGAATTTATAAGACATAAACTATTTTGTGTCGCCTAATAGTAATATTAGGGCAATAATCCAGTGAATTGCTGAAAGGCTAAAATTTTTTACTTAATCTATTTTATGTTTCTGATTTATTTATTACTTTTGTACATTTAAATCTTAAATCTATAATAGAAAATGAAAAAATTCAATATTAAACAGTTTAGTAAAGAAATTAATTTTCCATATCATACTTTATTAAGAATATATAATAAGTATAAATGTACCACAAAAGAGGAACTACTTCAAGCTATTGAACAAAATAAAAAGTTTCATGTTGGAGATAAATTTGGAAGGGTGACAATAATATCTAACGATAGTGAGTTACGAAATTCTCAAACTCATGTAAAAGTAAGATGTAATTGTGGCAATGAGTATTATGCCCCTTTGTCAGACTTAAAGAATGGTAGAAGGCAAGCGTGCACAAAATGTAGATCAATATCTAAAAGAACTTCTATAAATAAAGGAGATCAGTTTGGAAATTGAACTGTTATATCTGAACCTATAAAAGGAATGTTTAAAAATAATTTAGTTTATTTATGTAAATGTACTTGCGGGAACACTCAATATTGTAAACCTTATGATTTAAAAACAGGTAAAACTACAAGGTGTTTTAAATGTTCTAGAAAAGTTGGCGTAGAAACCATGATGATACATAACGGAAAAATTGGAGAACTAAACATTAATAAGTATAATAAAATTAAAAGAACAGCTACTAGTCGAGGTATAGAATTTAATGTAAGCTTAAAATACTTATGAGATCTTTTTCTTAAACAAGAAAGAAAATGCGCTATAACTGGAGATTTCATTAATGATTTTAGCCATGCATCTTTAGATAGAATAAATTCTGATATAGGATATACAGAAGGTAATGTTCAATGGACTACTTATAGAGCTAATGTTAGTAAACATACAATGACTATGAGTGAATTATATGAATTTTGCAAAAAAGTATTAAATCATGCTAATCAGCAGCCAAGCACACCTTTAACAAAGTGTGAAGGTTCAGAGACTAACAGTTGAAACTCAGAAATGAGAATATAATACTGACACGAGTGCTGGACATCCTGTAAGGGATGAAGATATAGTCCGATACTCCTCTGAAAAGAGGAGAGTTAAGGATAAAGAGCCTTAACATAACAAATGAGAACATTTTCATTTATGGAAATGAGTACAAGATATTGCAACTTTAATAAAGATAAATTTAATAACGAAATAACATTCATTATTCCATATTGGTCGTCTCTAAAAGAAGCTAAGTATGTTTATTGGGACGGTGATTATGTAGAAGATACTACTCCAGAATCTTTACCACATACTATTCTAAAACATGTTGTTGGAGATAATGATGATGTGTTTTTGTCGGTATGTGAAAATACTGAATTATGTTATAAGCAACTAATTAACTCAGGAAGAACTCCACAGGAAGCAAGGGAAATATTACCGTTATGCACTAAGTCAGAACTAGTTATGACGGGAACTGTTGAACAGTGGAAGGGCTTCTTTAAACTTCGTTGCGATAAAGCGGCTCATCCTCAGGCTAGAGAACTTGCTATACCATTGAAGGAAGAATTTATTAAAAGAGGTTTATTACATGACAACTAAAGAATTGATTAGTAGAACATGTTAAATAGAAACATTGTAAAAATACAAGAAAAGTGAGGTTTAGGAACTATGCAAGTATTTTCTTATGGAAATACTAAGTTACCTAAAGAAACTTTAGTTGTAAATATTACATCTGCAACTACATGCCCTTCAGAGAAATTGGGGCTCTGTAGATGTAGTAAAGTATGCTATGCTAAAAAGTGTGAGCGTATATATAAAGCATATCTACATAAGAATACTTTAATTGAATCTTACATGTATTTTTGAGATGATCAGGATCTTCGAGAAATGTTAGTATATTATATATTAAATTCTCCTATCAAAATCAAATATGTAAGGTTAAATGAGGCTGGGGATTTTCCTAACCAACAGTCAGTAAACAGGTGATCGAGTATTGGAAGGTGGTTATATAAGGTTTTTGGGATTAAAACTTATTGTTACACCTGTAGAGAAGATTTAGATTTTAGTGGAGTTCACTTTATAGTAAACTCTTCTTCTCCTAACATTAAGGCACACCGTTGGTTTTTTTGTGTAGATAAAACTCAATTTCAACTGTTACCTCCTGATGCAGTTAAATGCAAAGGAGACTGCAATAAATGTAGTCTATGCTATAACTCTAAGTTTCAGGGAGTAATATATTGTAAACAACATTAATGAAAAAATATTGTTTGACTAACGAATATCCTGGGATTTGCTGGACTTATGAAGTTCACAATCCTAGGATTTTTTATGAATGTGGAGCTAATTATGAGATGTTAGATGTTCCTATAAAAGGTGTTGTAAAACTAACATTTAAAAAATGGCTTGATCAAAATGAAATAAAGTATGCAATTAATTAAAGCTGCAAAAGAATTACTTATTTTAGAACCTTTTTATGGGTTCTTTCTTTTGGGTTTAAGAAAGGAGATTGTCGATAATGACCATCCTATTAAAACAGCTGCGGTAGGACCAAATGGTGTTAGTTTTACTTTATATGTAAATAATACCTTTTGGAATACTTTATCTAATAGCGAGCAGATCTCGGTACTCAAGCATGAGCTTATGCACTTATGCTTCTTTCATCTTACTGAAAACTTTAAAGCTGAAAACCACTATAATATGAATATTGCTCTTGATGTAAGCATTAATCAATATATTAGTGGATTACCAGCAGGATGTGTAACCTTAGAAAGTCTGTCTAGAACTCTTGGCAAAAAACTAGAACCTAAACGAGGAGCATGGTATTATTATAAAGAAATTCAGGATTTTGTTAAAAAGCATCCTGAAAAATGTAAACCTGCCCCTGGAACTAATGGTGAAGGAGGTTTGGATGGTTTTGATGAACTAGATGATCATACCTTATGGCCTCAAGAAGCATCTGAGGCCGAGCGTAAGTTATATGAAAATCAGATTAAGTCAAAACTTAAAGAAGCAGTAGAAACTACAAGCAGACAAGCGGGAAATATACCTGGTGAACTCTCAGAGATTCTTAAGAAAATTAAGGATAAACCACCAGTTTTCAATTGGAGGAAATATTTCAGAAGACTAGTTGGTAATTCGATAACTTCTGAAATATTACTAACTAGAATGAGACCTAATAAACGATTTCCTGATGCAAAAGGGATGAAACTAAAAAGAAAACCTAATATATTAGTTGGAGTAGATACATCTGGATCTATTAGTACTAACAATTTACAGAACTTCTTTAGTGAAATCCATCACATATACAAAACAGGAGTAAATATTACTGTCGTTGAATGTGATACTCAAATTCAAAATATCTTTGAATATAAGGGAAAACAGGATATTAAAATCAGTGGAAGAGGGGGCACTCAATTAGAGCCAATAATTACTTATTATAAACAACATAAAGAGTTTACATCTTGTGTATTGTTTACTGATGGATATTGTAATACTAATATGCCTCCTTGTAAAAATTTAATCTGGGTGATTACATCAAATGGGAATAAATCTCAGAAATACACCCCTGGATATGTAATTTTAATACCGTAATAAATATGGAATTAACAATAGAAGAAGTAACAAAACATATAAAATTTATTATAAATAATAACAGAATACTACAAGACAGCGGGAGACTTCCTATTGCAGTAAATGTTGTTGGGGAAGCTGGGGTAGGTAAGACCTCATGTATCGAACAGATTGCCAATGAGTTAGATTGTAATTTTATTAAATTAAATCTCTCACAGATTTCCGACCCTAGTGATATTATTGGATTCCCCCTTAAAGAGCATTATATTTGTAAAAGTTATCTAGATCATCCAGAAGATGATGAATGTAAGTGGATTCCTGGCGAATTAATTGAGTCTTTCTCAAAAGCAGGATGGCAGCTTACTGAGGAAACTAGAATGAGCTATGCTGTTCCTATGTGGTTAAAAACTATTGACATTAATAAGCCAACAATCCTATGTTTGGATGATTATGCAAGATGCACGCCTGCTATTGCACAAGCAGTAATGGAAATTATATGTCGTCAAGAATATGTAAGTTGGAAACTTCCAAAATATACAACAGTAATATGTAGCTCTAATCCCGATTCAGGGAGTTATAATGTTGAAACTTTTGATGAGGCGCAACAATCTCGATTAGTAAACTTTAGCGTTAAATTTGATTCTAAAGTTTGGGCTAAATGGGCAGAAGAGAATAATATTGATGGCAGAGCCATTAACTTTTTATTAACTTATGGTGATGAATTAATGGATCGAACTCAAGCTAAAGTTGCAAAAGTAAATGCCCGTAATTATACAATGTTTGCTAATATTATTGGAGGAATTGAAGACTGGTCGACACCAGAAAATTTAGCTCTGATTCTTCAAATTGCATCTGGGTGTTTTCTAGATGAAGATGATCTTGTAGGAGGTTTATTTACAACCTTTATTGCAAATAAACTAGACAAGTTATTATCCCCTGAAGATCTTGTTATGAAAGACTGGAATTATGTCAAGGGAGTTTTAGAAAAGCAACTGTATGATGGAGACAAATATCGGGCTGATATTGCCTCTGTTATTACTACTCGTTTTATAAATTACAGTATAGCTTATTTCAGGAAACCAGAAGCTAAAACTGATATCGTTATAAACCGCATTCTTAGTATTGTGGAAAATGATAAATTGCTTCTTTCAGAGGATTTAATTTTTAATCTAGTAAAAACCTTGAATAAGAATCACCCTAGAAAGTGTAGTAAACTATTACTAAACCCCAAGCTTGCTCAAAAACTAATTTAATATGATTCTAGATACTTCTAAACACAAAATTAAGGGCGTTCTATTAAATTTTTTATGGAATGATTATGCAGTGTATACACCTAGGTATTCCTTGGAAGGATATGTGTGTCTGCGTGACTTAGTTTTATATAAGTATTATAATGGGAATTTTATTTATAAATGGAACACCCCATATCCATCTACACAGGATGCCGTAGGTATTTATTTGGGGACATCTGAAAGTATCACAATGGAAATTGAGTCAAAACGGAATCCTAATGATCCTAAATCTTTTAAGAAAGTGTTTTTTGATCCTTCTTGTACTTATCCTCGTTCTAGACTTAAGGAACTCACTGGTATTAAAAGGTGTTTAAATCCTTCACAGGCTGATTCTGCTATTATTAGTAATCTTAACCTTCATAATTATGAGCCTAAAATACTAGTTACAAACACTCCCTTATCAGACACTCATATGGTTTTGTACTCTAGAAAGGAAGATTGTTACTATTTTTTAGACTATATTCCAGATAAACTTCCTAATGCTAAAGAGGACTTGGAATTTCAACAGTTATTGTCCAGTACAGCGTCCCCAGGAACTACAGGGTTACATAGATGGGCTTCAGCTTTAATAAACTACGGGATTCTTCCTAAAGACAGTGAATTGTTTTATCAAGGTAAAGTAGTCATACTAGACTCTAAAGATTTAGTAAATACAGTTACATCTATTTTTACTAAATATAACCAAATTACCCTAGATACAGAATTAGAATCATTTGTAGTGTCAAATCTTAAGACTTTAACTAAAGAAGATCTAGATTCTATTGACAAAATGCTTAGTTCTAAAGACTTTGCTACTGTAGATGTAGGATTAAATCTCTTACTATCTTATAATGTCCAACCATCAGCTTGTTCACTAGCTTTGATACTTTATAAACATAGAAAGAGTATAGCTTTTTCTCCAGTATTTAAATCTAATAAATTCATCCATTTTCTGTCAACAATAGGATTAACTAGCAGGGACTTTAGCTTGAATATTGGAAAAATTGTTGATAAAATGTATAAGAACAATATTGGCAGTGCTGAAGACCGTGAATATGTAAGAGAAAAAATTGCACAGGATATTAGAGCTTCTATTAAAAGCTATTGGAACGTGACCTATTCAAATCAATATCCTAGCCTTAAATATCAATTTAAATTTGTAGTTGAATAAATAATGAAAAATATTATTTCGATTCAAGGATATAAGGGTAGTGGAAAAGACGAAGCTGCAAAATACATCAACTATATTTTAAATACTCCATTCTGAATGCATGTGTACTGGCTGGCAAAGTTGCTTAACTTCCAGCCAGTTATACACAGATGAAAAATTACTAGGTATGCAGACAGTTTAAAAAGAATGCTTGCAATTATGATGAATGTTGAGGTTAGCCGATTTGAAGATAGAGATTTTAAAGAAAACTATTATTTTGATTTTAATAATTATACTTTAATTAAATCTCCAGCTACTTCTACTATTTCTGATAAAGCTTTTGCAAGAGAACTAAAACGGGGTAACTTAGATGTAGCTCTTAGATATAATCTATCTATAAGACAGGTACTACAGTTTTTTGGAACTGAGATTATAAGAAAATTCTTTGGTGATAAGCTGTGAATATATACTACCCTTAACTCAGATCAGAACAATTTAATTATAGCAGACCAGAGGTTTATAGTAGAAAATGAAGAAATCTCTAAAGCTAAGTACAATTCCTACATAATACATATAATCAGAGAGGGATGTACAGCAGGTTCCCACGCTTCTGAGAAAGAAATACAAGAATTGTATAATACTAGATCATATAGTATTCTATTATATAATAATGGAACTTTAAAAGATCTATTTTATAAATGTAAGAACATAGTTTATTGTAACTTATTATCATAAATATGGCAAATACTGAAATAAAATACTGTAAGAACTGTTCAGACAATAATATTGAACATGTCTTTCAAGATACTACATACGGAAAGTTCAGAAGAGTATTTAATATAAACGAGAAAACTGGCATTGGCTCATGCACTGTTTGTAACGGAGGTAAAAAAATAAAGAAGTAATAATAACTTTTTACTTGGAATCTTATTGATACAATTCCGTTAAACACATTAGATTACTAATAATCTGTATAAAAACCAGAATAACCAAGGAATCAATGAAAGACTATCGTATCAATAGAGAAATTGATTCTGATACTATTAGATTAAGAGATAGTAAAGAATTAATTTCTCTTTCTGAGGCATTAAAACTTGCTTCAGAGAAAAATACAGACTTGATTGAATTATCTACATATATTGATAATGGTCAAATATCTGTATGTATATTACAGGATTATCAAAAGTTTCTTTATCAACAACAAAAACGTGAGAAAGAACTAAAGGCAAATCAGATAAAAACTGTAATAAAAGAATTAAGATTTAGGCCACAAACAGGAGAACATGACTATAATTTTAAACTAAATCATGCCAGAGAGTTTATTAATTCTCGTGCAAGAGTAAGGGCATGCGTAATGTTTCGTGGTCGAGAAATCACATTCAAAGACAAAGGAGAAATACTTCTGCTAAAATTAGCTACAGATCTTGAAGATATTGCTAAGATAGAATCTATGCCCAAACTAGAGGGTAATAAAATGAGTTTAATGTTAATACCTAAATAACACTTTTATGTTTAATATTCTTTTTGGCTTTTTTCTTGGGCTTTGCTTTTCATATCTACAGTTAGATAAAAAGCTCTGGAATTGGATCAAATCTAAGCTCGATAACTAATTGTTTAATAAAACAAAATACCCCTTCGTTGTACTTATGTACGGCGAAGGGGTTCTTTTTTTATTCAAGTTTGTTTCCTATATATTTTAAGTCATTTAGCACACCAAATGTGCCAGTCATTCCTTCAAATAAGTTTTTGTCTCCTGTTATTACACCTGAAGCATTACTATAAATATTTTTCATTATTCCCCATGCAGGAGGGTTTAAATCTCCAAGCATAGAGGTAGCTACCTGATGAATAGGGCCATCTGAGAATGATGTGTACATTGCAGTACCAAACATGTGACCAATAGGACCAAGCTCATTATCTTCTGATAACCAGCAAGCTTTAACTATCATCATTAGTATAGACATTAGAATCATATCATGTAAGAATAAGTAGAAATTTGCACGTTTTGTATCGTTTTTTCACAACTCTTGTAATCCCTTAAAATCTAATTTATACAACTTTTTACCAAAACTTGCAATTGAATATGCCATTCCTTCCATGAATCTACCCTGCCATTCAATATATGGCTCCCAATTATCACCTTCTTTTAGATTAGTTTCAAGATCAATTCTAACAGATGGAATACCATTTTCATCAAATTCATATATTCTTACAAATCGTATGCCATCTTCATTGAACTTTTCAGCGTATCTACCTTGATTATATGTACCTGGTTTTAAAATTCACTGTTCCATTTTAGCAGATACGAAAGTTCTAAACTGTAACATTAAAGACCCTAAGAACATGTGTTTCATAAGCATCTGTGTGCTTCTATCATAGTGTCCAAAGCACAGTTCAGCAAAGGATTTAATACTAGTACTTTCTTGTATGGTATACGCTCTAGGTAAAGCATCTCCATCCTGTAAATGCCAGCCCTCTCTATTGAATTGTTCCCTCATAGTAGTATATAAAGCTTTTTGTTTCCTATATTTCATTGACTTTTTATCTACACTACTATCATTTAATAAACTAAAACGATTGTCCTTCTTAAAATCATATACTAGTTCATCATTAACAATACTATGGGCTTCCCAACATCCATCATGGATCATTTTAGCAATTAATAAACCAAGACGGTGGTATGAGTCAGGCACTCGGTTAAAAATATATAAAGTGTCTGAGTTTATATTTTTAAGTCCTGCTTTGGACTGACTTAGCCTTTCCTGTACTTGATGAGGATCTGCATTGGCCATTCCATATTCCACATTTAATGCGTCAACCAATGTTAATGTGTTTATATTTGTAGTTGATTGTCTAAAGATAATACCCCAAGCCTTTGCTACATCAGATCTTGTAAACTGATCTCGACCATATGCATTTGCCATAGTTCTACTAATATGCATTCAAATACCTTGCATCATTTCTCGAATACCTGAACGCATATTCAAACCTAAAGCAGTAGCAGTTGTTATTGATTTCACTGTGGAAAGAAATTTATATATTTCTCCTAACTGCTTATCCATAATTGGCTTACCATATGCGTTAACATCAATAAACTTATCAATATATTCAATTACATTATCAGTAGCTACTCCATACATCTGTTGGTTGTATTGTAATGCAATCTTAATACCTTGCAATCGAGGCAAATACTCATTCATCACATCTTCAGTGGTGTATGTGTGTATTACATCTAATAATAGATTTTCAAGTTGTGTCTCAAACCCATTAATTCCATAACTATCAATTAAGTTTGCCCTACTTAAACTGTTTATCCTAAACTTATTATACACTTTTTGTTGAGCTCTAGTTTCCTCAAAACTACTTTCTTGTTGGGGTAGTATTCTTAAGAAATTTAAGCTTTCATTGTACTTGGCTTTAATTGCCTGAGATATTCCTTTATTATGTATTTGAGTACTCATTTCTCCAATCGCTAGAGGAACTTCATAATACTCTCCTGTTACTTTAGCATTTGCAATTTTATCAGAGTTGCCATTAAATTTAAAATTATTAACGATTTCAAGGAACATATTGATAAAATCCTTTTCTTCTTTTGCCAAATCACTATTATTTGGATTTTTCAACCTAAATGATTTATCAATATTTCCATTTTCATCAGTCACAAATAAATTATCAAAGAACTTTACCTCTCCTCCAATTAAAGAATTTCTATGTTTGTATTCATAGAAAGCCTTAATAACTTTAGCAACCCTTGGGCGATAGGATAACTCCTTACGTCTAATATGTGCTTCTGCAACTGCAAAGATCTTGCCTAGGGATTGTATATTTAGAGATGATGAATTTCCTGCACTATTTACATAAGTACCACTGTATCAACCTTCTGATTTTGACATACTTAACCACTTTGCTGGATCCTTCTCAATGTAGATATCGTAACCATTAAGCTTATCTAATGCTCTACCTAGCATCATATAAGCCAGCTGTAAAGGATCGTCAAAGTCTCATCTTCCTGTTCTAAGAGCATCACGTAACCCATTTGCAGTATTTAAACTTCGTAATTCTTTCATCTTACTAAGTATAAATGGCACTCCATGTACAATATCATCGGGGCTAAACGTAAACGCTCAACTGCCAATATTTCTTACCAAGTCTTCACCACAAATATCTCTTATGGTATTAACAGTAGCTTCTAATGTTGAAGCAAAGTTTGTAGCCTCTATATTTAGAGGCACATTATATGTTCTACAAAGTTCAACAAAGTTATCAAATAATGTTTCAAGATATGTCTCAGTACCATGCTGTGTCCAGATATTATAGGAAGCAATTTTGTTAACCTTATATGATTTTAAAATTTCTGGCATACCATTAAGAAGAGTCATTACTTTAATCAAGTCAATATTTCCATTAGTTGCCTTTAAAATTTTATGTTCATCTACCTCCATGTTTAGTTTTGTAGCTCCAAGCAAAGTATCTCCTTTACCTAAATTAACCAATGCGTGTGTTGTATTATGGTGTAAAGACACTACCTCTAATAATCCATTTTTTGTAAAGACAAAAATACCTGCTGCAATGTAATCTGGATTATTTTGAAATTCTCATCCTCCCTCAATATATTTTCTAAATATACGCTTACAATAGTCTGCTTTAAATCTATTATCACTAGCTAAGTCATCTACTGTTGCATATCCTTCAATAGCCATCTGTATAGTATCTGCTAGATCACTAAGCTCACTTCCACGATGGGCATTTTCATCATGCACTAGTTCAGTAACAGCTTGGCGTAGCTCTTCGTCAGTTTTACAGTAAATTTTTTTATCTTTTTTGTACTTATTTCAGATTCAATATTTTCCTAATGATCGTTCAGGATTATCCTCTGAAATTATATGTTTTGTTTTTCCATCATTAAGATATAAATCTACTGTAACTTCGTTTCTTTGTACATCTGTTTCTACTTCATAATTAGGAACAAACTTTGACATTGGCTCCTGAATAGTAGTTGTCAAGTCTATACCATCCATTAAAGTTTTAACGGGAAGTATAGACGTGATGTTATGCCAGTTTTTTGTACTATAAGGTCGGTTTTTAATTGAGTCCTTTTGAATATATATATTATCTAGTTTTTCAATTAGGCCATCTTCAGTATATTCAGGATCAATTTTAACAGGCACTATTTCAGTATTACCTACTGTAATACCATACTGGTTAAGAATTGCTTTATAAATAGCTAGCTGATACCCTGCTGTAAGTTTTTTAGTAGAATGCCATGTAGCTGGATCAATATTTTGAGTTTGCTCCCAAATACCAACAGGTTTTCTAGAAACTTTAAAATCGTAAATGTTCGCGTATCCTCTTTCATCAATTACAAGTAGGTCTATTCGACCATTGATGGATTTAACCCCAGCTTTTACATAAGCTTCCTCAATTTTATCAGAGACAATAGGAACCTCTGTGAAGAATCTAGCATTTTTACCATGTTTTTGCTTAAGTTCCTCAATTCACATTCTAAATTCTTCCTTAAGAGAATCAACTTGATCTTCACTTAGGTTTTTAGGAGTGTATTTCTTGTTTTTATCTATTAGAGATTCAAATAATGCGTGCACCTCTGTTCCATATTCAGTAAGCTGTTTTCAGGATTTCTGCATATTATCAAGAGTTCTATCGATCTCTTGCTTTGACAGCCCATCAGCTACTAATTCTGAACGTTTCTTATCCAAATATTCTTGGAGATTAAAAGGAGTAACTAGCCCATCTGCAAAATTATCTGGGTTTCCAAAACTTGTAATAAATTTTGTAGCTCCCATAGAACCAGGTATTTTTAATACAGTCTCTGAATCTCCATCTTCATTGATTGTAACAGACTCAGTAGCTACTTCTTTGATTTTCTTAGTTATACTTTCTAATTTATCTACAGTAGTTTGAACTGGATCTATCTGTAGAGTTGGATCTGTATCACTCATCCTAAGTTCTCTAAAACGGTTAGATAGAAAGCTATCTAACTCCTGCTCAGAGTTAAACAGCTTTCTAACACCATCAATTGTTGTTTCATATGTACATTTCATTACTTACAGTCCTCTTTAATAATATTATCTTTGAATAACTTATTTTTGATCGTAGCTAGTTTTTGTTGTTCTTTATAGTTATCAATAAACACGTCACTAAGCACAGGAAGAATATCAGACTTTAAGAAATCTTTATAATCCTGGGATACTAGATCTAAGGCTTCTAGCACAATGTCATGATTTACTCCTCCAAGTCCATCATTATAAGATCTATCTATAAGAGTTGCTAATACTTCCTCATCAAAGTCAGATCCTCTTTTGTTAGTATATTCTGGTAAGGCTCTCATCATTTTTCAGAATTGTGTGTCTCTTACTTTTTCTAAAAGTCTATAATACTCGTCAGGATGTTGTAGTTTAGCATCAGCTAAGTATAAGTGCCCAAATTCGTGAATTACTGTATCATCTGTAGCTCTATCAGCATTAATATAAATCTCACCGTTACGAACAAATCCCTTTGCATTTCTTACTATAGGATCTTCTCCAATTAAATCTGCATCATATACAAGATGTAAACCCTTCATGTTTGAAGCTTTTACTAGAGCTATAAGTTTAGATTTAATTGAGGGTGTTGTGTTGTAGTAGTTGATAGATAGGTTCCTTTGTGAATTAGGAGCTAGCTTAGTCAGTGGTTTAGTCACTTCTACAACAACAAAATTATCATCTGCTTTAAACTTGATTCTATCTCCAACTTTTGCCTTTTTTCAATAATCTACTTCTCCGTTAGACTCATACACTGTATTTGCTGTTTTTTCTTCAAGTCTAATAGCATCAAGTGCAGTATTAGTCAGCATTCCAGCTCTTTGATTATTATTGTATTTAGATAACATGCTATTTTCAAATTGAACTGGAGATAGTTGATCTTCAGAGAGTACATATTCTAATTGTCAAGCTTCCCCCAATCTAGGCCTTACTTTTTCATTAAAATATTCGGTACTCCACCCATTCTTTTTAGACCATTCTGTTGCAAAGTCTTGATCTTCCAAGGTAGTTCCCTCTTCTACGGCAGCTTCTTCAAGATCTGTTTCTGTAGGTTGTGTTTCAAAACCAATAGAATTATCCTCAAGTATAGGAGCTGACTCACTTAACTTAATATTAGGTAATGGGAAAGTATCTATTAATTTTTGTATATCTTGTTTATCAATCCATGAATTGAAATCATATACTAGTAACTTTTCATTACCAGCTGCAGAAATAAGATCCTCAAAAATTCTTGTTAAAGAGTTAGGACCAAACTTGTCCTGATTAATTATTAAGTTGTATAGATAGAACATATCTACTAGATTCATATCAACACCTTCAACTTTAATTGTTTTTAAGTTGTTGAAAGCATATAGAGCTTCTTCATATAATGATCTAGTTTTTTGAGTATTATCTATCTGAACCATATTAAATGGCAACTTGTAGAAGGGAATATTCTGTCTTAGTCCAAATGTTAAAAGAGCAATAAACCTATTATTTGGCAACTTTTCTTTTAATGTTGGTATAGCATAGTCCTCTACATATTTTCTGAACTTATCAATGTTTTCAATAGTGTTCAGTCTAAGTATTTCAGGTGCTACATTACCATAAGCATTTGCAGGAACTGTTATAGAGAGATTTTTACTAATAATTCAAGAATTAATTAGATGTTTATCAACCAGATCCTTGAGCTCTCTAATTTCCTCCTTATCAAGAACCTTTGAGATATTAGTCTTATCTGGCTTTCTCTCTCCATTTTCTGTTCTTGAACTATGTATTACTTGATTTAATACAATATCTTCAAGCCTATTTCTAGTAGAAAGACTATTTAAAATTTGCTTGTTAAGTGCAAGTACATTAAACATTTCTCTGAAATGAGGCACCTCTGCAATCACTTCAAGTATATTGAAATTAGTTTTATATAACTCATATTTGTTTATTTGCTCTTGCTTATAAGCAGGGTCTAGAATAAATTTGATAAGATCAAAACTTTCCCAGCGAGAATCTCTTCTAGACTTTGCTTGTTTATATGACTTACTTAACTCTCTTATTATCTTTTTGTCATTACTATTATTGATTGCATCTAGTAAATCACTTAATGACTCATCTACAGCATTCTGTAGTTCTTTGTTATACTGAAGTTCAATAAACTTTTCTATAGACTTTATATAACGATATGTATCCGATGTATTAGTAGGTAATCCCTGATTGATTTTCAATATTTTCCCTAAGATTCTTATCTCTTCTGCAGAAATAGCTTTATCTAACAATTCTTCATATTTTTTAATCTTGTCCTCATCAGGTTGTTCTTTGGATCTCTCATCTCTGATATTATCCTTTATATATTTGATTTTATCAGTGTTTTGATCCTTACTAAATATACTGGAATTGTAATTATTCACTAGTTCTGTAATATCATCATCAAGCATTAATCTACCAACATCATCCAGACTGTCTCCTAGCATAAAACTAACAGTATACATATCAACCCAGTTTGTATCTGCATTAATCTTTTTCAGAATTAATTCCTTAGCATTCAATTGTGTTACGAACTTATCGTTTCCATAAGCTCTCTCATAGTTTCCTATGAGTTCAGACTATATCTTACCTTGTTAAGGTCTCCGCACTTCGAACTTACTTAAGTTCTACTCTACTCTGTCATTTCTGCATTTCGATAGTCGTTGAACTTTCTTCCATTAAGGAAGCTTAGTTGCGGATTGGCTAATCCTATATCTTTTTACTATGCCCAATTAGTTAGATTGGCCCTTATATATATTGCTATTATAAGTTAGTAATATAGGCTCTAAAGCTATTCCCGCAATTCACGGAGTTAACAGACAATTAATTAAAAATATACTTTAATTTGTATTTCATAGAAGGAATAATATATGGAAATATCAACTCATCAAAATTAACACGTGAAGACATTGTAATATATAATACACACCCACATTTACTTTTTCGAATTGTAGTAGTAATATCAAACCGATTCTTAAGTCAATTTGATAGTAAGCACACTTCTTTCTCTGTAAATCCATTAGTTGCTATTGTCCCACTATTACTTCCATCATCCATAAACCAATATGCTAACGCTATTGGATGATCGATCATATCCAAATATTCTTGAGTTATGGTTTTAACTCCGTTTATATATAACTTATTATATATATCATTAAATACTTTATGAGACTTACTGTTACCTCTAATGGTAGAATATACATTATTCGTCCTACTATCTAAATAACTATGTTCTCTGTAAGTTCCCATAAATTCTCCAAGAATTTCTACTTTTTTCATAAATAATTCTTTTTGTTTAGTTGACTGAACTAAAGCTAGTCTGCAAGTAGGATGATGTTTTCTAGGTTTTCCTATATTCATATCACCCAACAAGCTACCAAGAATCATTTGTTCTTGTAGATGAGATAATTGATGTCCTTCCTGAGAAAAACTTGGAACAATTTTTAAGGCACCCTCATTAATACGCTTTTTTCAATAACTTATTGCTGAAGGATGTACATTAAAATGTTCAGCCATTTCCTTAGTGGTTTTTCCTTCGTTTGCCAATCTAGACAAAACCAGTAAATCCACCTTTCTTTGAGGAGTTATTCCATAATTCTTTTTCAAATACTTAGATACGGTACTTATCTTATGACCTGTCTCTTCTGCAATTTTTTCACAGGTCATTCCTTCCGAATACATTTTATGAAGTTTTTCAACTTCTTCATTTGTTAATTTATTTGCCATATTAATTTTGTTTTAAATTATTATTATCTATAGTGCAAAGGTAATAATAAAAATTAATATAGGCAAATTATTTAATATATTTCTTGTTTTTGCTGATCGTCTGTAGCACTATTTAAAAGTTCTCCAAGTAACATAGATTGATCGTCCAAGACATCTTCATAACTGATTATTGATGCCAGAATTTCTCTAATATCACTTGGGATGTTTGGATCGATTTGTAATTGACCAAACTCATCTTGTACTATTAAGTTATTAAATAGATCAACATTTACATTAGCTAATGTTATTAGCCTTCCATTATGTCTAAATGTATATCTATTTAACATTTCTCTAGCTGTATCATACTGTCCATTTTTAATAAACTTATATATTTGTTGGAATTTAGTATTATAGACATTTGATAATGCAAAGAAGCTTTTAAGAGCAGTAGCAACATTACCAATAACTGCCTTACCAACCATATTCTGAATCTGCATCAGATACTTACTTGCTGGATTATATGGGTTCATTATCTTTGCAGCTTCTCCCATTTTGGACTTTTTTGCAAGCCCTGCCATTCTGTCTGTTGTAATAGGCATAGTTAAATTTATTTGGTTCTTAGCATTCAGAACTACATCAAATATAGTATCTACTACCCTATTACGTAAAGCATCTGCTCTTAAATGTGGAGCTGCGTTTTCATTAGTACTGATATACCCATTTGAAGATATTGAATATCCTAATATATAGCTTTTGTCAATATCGTAGTCACTTCCTTGCAACCAAGTCTGTGCAGACGGAACAAAAACCTGATTTGTTGTACTATCAATAAACGTGATAACTTCACACGGCATAAACGATTGCATAGACTGACAAGGAATACGAGTTCCTATAAATCTTAAGCTTTTTTCAAAAGAATTATATTTAGCCTCTGCAAGTCTGTTTATCTTCCTTTCAAATAGATAATCCTGGTTTTCTGCTAACGCATTAACAATTTGTTGAGCATTTTCTAATTCAGCAATATTTTTAACAGTTCATTTGTTATTTAAGTCCCTTGTATTTAATTGGATAGAAACTCCTTCTCCAAATTCATCTAATACTAATTCTTTATAATTATCTAGACGATAATTACGCTGAGTTAAACTAAAAGCCTTAGAATTTTCTAATTCTTTTAATCTATCAACAGTATCGATTATCACAACATTTCTTTGTTTTCCATCCTCATCAAAATAAGTTATAAACTGTTTACCATTTGCAGAACAAATTTCTTTCCCTTCAAAGTACACACTACCCTCTATAATCTTATAATCTGAGTTAGGAGATGAATTATTATAAAGACTAGTTACTTGTGGAGTTCTAAGTTTAACATATAATACATTACCTGTTCCGTCAAATAATGTTCAATCATATGTGAACGGATTTGGATTGTCTTCTATATAGTATCCTGTTATTCTATCCTTAAAAAACTGAGGTCCCTGGTTTTTAATTTGAGCGATTGAATCTCCAGGAAGTAATCCTAGTTGTTTAGCATATAACTTACCCATAACAATTTGAGCAGGAATTACTTGATAAGATTCAGGCACCAAAGTTTCATTTCCTCATTGTATTGGTTTAAGTTCTGATAGAGAGTTTAGTAGTTCCTGTTGCTTTTTATAGAGAACTTTCTTTATGTTTGGTAATATTTTAGAGATATTAATATTTGGATTATTTGCAATAAATGGGTTAAGTACATTTAATATATTATTCCATCTATCACTAAATACATTATTAATAATCTCTTGATTACTTGTAACATTTTTAAGTTCTTCTGTAACTTGCTTTCTTAATTCATCCTCTAAACTAACAAGATCGTTAGCTGCTAAATCAGCTTCTACAAAATAGTGTAATACCTTTGCATAAGGACTTTCAAACATACTATACTTTTGACCATTTGCCATAAATACTGTGTCAGATCCCTTTAAGTTTCTAGGCTTCAAAGATCAACGCATCATAGTTCTTGGTTCATAGTGTTTATAGTAGTCATAAGCCTCATAATTATCAATCTTCTGAATCTCAAATGGTACTAAAACAGTTTCACCTAAACGATTATATGTTCCATCTCCATTAGGTTGATTGAAAATAACAATTGTATCTTCAAAATCAATAGGATCTTTAAGAGTAATATCCACAATAAATGGATTCAATACTTTATTTCCACTAGTATCTGTTACATATACCTCATTTATAGCCTCATCAACTGTTAATCCTTCTAATGAAGTTCCGTCTGTAATTTCTTTTACAAGGCCAATTAATTCTTCATATTTATAATTATTTCCTCCTACATTATAATATTGCATTACGCCATATGAAGGATTAAGTACTGCAGCAACACCATTATAGTGTCTTCGAATAGCATCTCTAACTAATGAAGAAGTTACTGTTGAATTAAATATACCGTTGATTGAAGAAGAGCTAAATGGAATTTTATAGTCAATGTTATTATCATTGAAACCTTTTTGAGCTAATTTGACAAATGACTGGGCCAAGCCTAAAGTATCCTTTGTTCCTGTCTGGAATGCTTTGACTACTGCTTTTCCAAATATTTTATACAGTTCATTTTTGTCTCCTTCATAAATAATATCCTGTAGTTTAGATATAGCCTCATAACAGAATTTACCAATTTCTTGATAAGCTCTTGTAGCAATATTATGTGTAAAACCATTTTGTTCAAGACCACTAATCATCTGGGTCATTTCTGTAACTTCTGCTTCATCAAGTTCATGATCTGCATTCATCTCCTCCAAATCTAGTTGACATTGTAGTATACAATAAAGGAGTATTATCAAACCATGATGCTTTTGGGTTAAGATTAGAAGTACCTACTTTAATAGCAGACTTGTTTACTAATCATCCAATCATATTATCTTTTAGATTATAATCACAGATGATTTTATTAACATAGTCTAGATTTTTCTCAGAATATTGTAAATTATTAGTTAATGGATTTAATTCCATTGCTCAGGCTCCACCGAATATTTGGTCAAGTTTATAAATACTATTAGCATCAAGCTGATCCGTTAATCCTCCTACTAATTCTTGCCCAAACTTATCTACAGAAGATAGTCTTCTAGTAGCTATTCCGTCCTTAATGGTTATTTGGTGTATTTTATAGTATCTACCAGTATTCTTATCTCTAAAGTATAAATTATCAAATGTTTGTGAATATGAAAGATCATCTGAGAACTCAAAATCATGCATTTTCTTAAATAATCGTTCAAGACTTACATCTGTTGAATTTCTACGAAGTGCATTAGTTATTTCATATTCTGCCCATTTAAGAAGCTTTGGTAGTCCATAGCGAGCATCAATATCATGATAAATAGTCTTTTTATTAGCTCCAACAGCAGCATCGATTAAAGACACATTTTGTCATCTTGATAGGAAAGGACTTGTATATCCTGAACCATCCATTGAATCAACAACAGAAGACATTCCCGATATATTTTGTACATGTGATCCAATATCAGGCATTACAGCCATTTTTACTCTTTCAGGAACTCCATCCTTTAACCCTTGAGCATATGAATGATATGTAGCTCCATATATAACCATACGCTTTACCTGTGAAATTCATCTAGCTGCAAGTGAATGTTGTAGATAGTTCTCAGATGTTGGTTTTTCTTTATTTTTATTTGGGTGTGCATATACATTACCAACCATCATTTTATTATATTCATTTGTTAGGAATGAATCCATAATAAAGTAAGAATATAATAATGGGTTAATATTTCCATTAACTGTTTTAAGTAATGTATTTCCCTGTACAAATTTTGGTAGTCTAGCTTTGAATGATTCAACAACATTTTTATCCTTAGAAATAGTTTTCCATGCTTTTTCAGTATCTTTTAAGAATTGATTGAATTGATCAGAAACAAATGTGTCAAACTTAGCTCTGTCTGTAAAGATATTAGCAAAATTTTCAACTGTCTCATTAACTGTCCAACTTTTTCCAATTTTGGAAGCATGTATCTCATCAACAAATTCAACTCCTGAATCAGCAAACATCCTACGTACATCATCAATCTTATGTTTTGATAAATATGTTTTCAATTCAGATAAACTATTGAATCTTTGTCCTATTGCCTTCTCATAATCATCGAAAATAATATTCAATGTTGATTCAATCTGAGCCCTATTAGTGTTAAACCATACATTTACAATCTTATCTAAATCAGCTTTATTAGCTGTTTTAAAATATTGATCTAGTATAGTTTTAAAATTAAAAGATCCAAAACGTCCAAAATCCCATGTCTTGTTAATATCAAACTGCATTATAAAATGTTTATTTTTATCAGAATAAACATGTGATTGTAGTCCTATTACACCAACTTGACTATTTGCTGTATCAGACTGTGATTGTTTTGTGGTTATATTCTGATAAAAGTCGTAAACAATAGCTAAGTGCATTACATCAGATTCATTTAGTTTTGCTGATGTCTGTGTGTTCCTACCTACTGTAACCTCAGATCTAATCTTTGGACTTCTAATATGTTGAATATTTTGATAAATAGCATTATCATAGTATGGAGATTGAAGATCAGGATTTTTTTCTAACTGTTGAGTAATTTCATTATATATATTACGGTGAGAATAAGCTAGACAAATCATCTGATATAGTGGTAAGTTATTACCCTCTGAATTCTTGATTACATTAATAGTATCAGAACCATTAATAACACTTAATACCCTTGCTAAATCCCTACTTTGGCCATAATTGATTTTGTCAGTGCTATTGGAATTTACATTGAAAATAATAGTGCTTAATACAGGCACATACAGCTGGATATCAGTCAGATCTCTATTTGGATGTACCTGTTGAGATACATTATTAAAATCGTCAGGAATAATAAGTTGTGCAATATCACTAACAACTTGTTCAAAGTTATTAACTGGTCCGTTTATAGATATAACTCCTGTGGGGGCTTTGCTTATTAAAGCATCTCCGACTTTGATCTTATCTCCTGAAACAGTGATGTTATGTTTTCTCAATAGTTCTTTAAATTTACCATTATTATTTTTTCAATATGCAGAAGCAGCTTTAATAACATCATCTATAAAGTAACTTTGCATAAGTACAGTTCGTTCCGTAAGGTTTCTTACTTCTAGAGGACTATTTTCTCCTATTTGATTGTAACTTACATAACTTGATAATACAGTTTTTTCTACAAGATGAGTAAACATATCTTTAATATCTTGATTCATTCTTGGACTGTATATAAATCTCCTAATACCTGCCAATTTGGACCTTAAGTATGTGGTATGTTCAGGCATGATATTTTTGTTGGTTGATAGTGCGTCTTCATACATACTAATCAACTTACCCATATCCATTCTTGTGCCTTTCCTAAGTTCTTCTTGAACTTCTGGATTAGTACTATCTTCAGCTCACATCTTCAATTTACCCATTGCTGAGTTAAATCCAGATAAAGAAATTGAAGTTCCTTCGATGATCTCTCCATTAATATTTACTTCTGGAAAATATTTTAAGAGAATTTTAGCTAGGTCGCTTACAGAATCTTTAATATCTGCATACTCATTGGTACTAAATCCAGTATAATGTTGAACATTAGGTCCAACATATATATATCTTTGCTTTGAATACTGGGATGCCTTTTCATATTCTGGATTAATTCTTACAAAAGGAGTTAATTCGTTTAGAAGATCATCAAAGGTCTTTAAGGTAACAAATGCATTATATGCTTTGTAATAATTTGAATCATGCTCAGCACTATGGTTAATAATACTTTCAAATTTACTCAGAATATTATTGAAGGTATCATTTACATCAGTAATAGAAAGCGAGTCTAAATTATTTAAAGATTCTCCTATATATTGTGCAATGGTGTTTAATAAGGATTTCTTGTATTCAAATATTCCCTTATTAAGGAAGGAACTGTCTCCAACCACTTGATTAGGATTGACAAATGTTTCAGTTTCCAGATTAAATACAGATAATGATATAATTGTTTTGGTGAAGTCATTTGCCATCTTATTATATTGACGAGCTTCTCCTACATAATACTGTTGTGCTGAATCACTATCTGTTTTAACTTCCATACCAGTTCTACTACTAACCTGTTTTACTTTAAATACAGGAGTTTGAGTGGAGTTTAAATCAACTCCACTCATAAACTTCCTATATACTGAATCAGGATCTAAGAAAGTATCTTCAACAAATTTTCTGAACTCTTCTTTTGTTTCACTTACATCTCTCGAAAAAATTCCTGTTAACAAAGGATAATATTTATTCGAATATCCACATTTAACACTCATTATTCATTAATTTTGATATTAAATATTCATCTACTTGTTGTCTCACAGACTCATACATTGGATCCGTAGAAACTTCATTTCAGTAATTTTTAGCTGTAACTAAGTCAACTTCTTGATTATTAACTAACGCTGTAGTATATTTCAATATACTAGCGTTATTTCTGATTAAGTCATTATTTTCTCTTAAAAATGTATATAGTTTAATATAGTTATCAATTATCGGAAACTCTCTGATAGATGTGTTTCCATTTTCATCATCAAACGCTACATAACTGTTTGTTTGATCTTGTAAAGATACATAAAATGGACGAAAATTCAAAGTTCCTGTATCAGGAAATGTAATAGAATTTACAGGCACTTTTAGATAATTGGCAATCATATACTCGATATAATTACCTTCTTTTAGTACTATATTTTCTCCATCAAAGTCTAGTAGACTTAGTCTTGCTGTGGTTGCAGAATTGAGTATTTCTTTATTTATATCTTCAATTGTACTTTCTATATTAGACTGATCAGATATTATTCTATCAACCCCTAAAGCAGAAAGCTGTAAGTTTAACTTATCAACGATACTATTTTCTGTTGCTGTGTTTGGTCTATTGATCTTGGTACTGTCAATCTTGAAGTCATTTCCAATTAATTCCTTAGTATTAGTTATATAACTATGACCTAAATCAGTACTTCTATAAATTCCGTTAATATCTCCTCTTCTAATATCCCTTGCATAAATTCCCTGTTTGAACTTAGGAGATTCCTTACATAATCTATCAATTTCGTTTATTTGGGCTTGGTTGAAATTCTCAGAATCTCTTCTATTCTCAAAAACTCTATTAATAGACCACTCCCCTTTAAGGTCAGGGATAAATCCTCTCTTTGGATCAATGTAACCAAAGGTTATATCAATTTCTTGACCTTGATACTTCTTAAGTATATCATCAACTGATTCTACATTAGAAATAAGATCATTGCCTACACGTACTCTTAGAGTATCATTGTTACCTTTAAGATAAGTTTTGATTCGTCGAGTAACAATTTCAGGAGCTACCTTATAAGCAATGCCTATTATTTGTCCTGCTCTATCTCCATTAATGATGCTATCTGCATGCTTATTTTTACTGTGAGTTTTCGCAGTACGTAATATTGTTTCAAAGTCAGTAACTCAGTTCATTCCAATGATAGCTATAGAATCATTGTGCTGAGTAGTTCACATAACCTTATTGTCTACTACAACTGGCTCCAAAAATGCTCTAAAGTCAGTATCATCAATAAATGGATCATTTGAAACTAAGAAAAATGTTCTTCCATTATTACCAGCTCTTCCTAAATCTCCTAAAACCCATTTTTTCTGAGAGTCATCAAAATTTTGCAAGTCTTGTTCACTAGCAGATATTACTATAGGCTCACTAAAAACTATAGATAGGCGATCACTATTAATTTCTGAGTTCTTAAAATCAGCTAGGTCAATTGAATGAACATTAGGAGCATCAGTTATATACTTAAACTTAGAAGCAAGTTCAATGTCTCCATAATATTCCCCAATCTGAGGATCAGTTATTAATAATGGAATATCAGTCTGACCTATTCTAGCTATTAATAACCCTCTTTGATTATAAGGAACAATAATAAACTGATGAGGTAGATTTACTAACTCTCTAACTTTAGTTACTGCTTTTGGATTAATACTTCTGACTAGCTGAGGTATCATATTTTTAGCTTTATTAGATCGTGTTGCTAACTCTGGGGTATTTGTTTTATAATACCCATAAACAAAATAAGATCTAAGTAAGTTTGTCAGTTTTTTGACATCCTCAGGATTACTTATCCCTAAATATTTTTGGAAACTATTTTCAGAGGTCTTGTAATATTTAAATAGATCATTCCGTATAAAATCAATATAACTTTCTGCACTACTTACGATATCATTAGGCGAAATAGCAGGCATAGCAACAACAGCTTGTGTAGTCTCCTTAATTTCACTAGGCTCTACTACTTCTTGTATATCTGTAACAGGAGCGGGCTCTGGATTATAAGGAGTTTGACTTACAGGATTAGTAGTAGCAGTTGCTGTTGGTACGTCCTTGATTTCAGGTTCCTTTTGTACAGATTCTGTCTTAACAGGTACTTTCTCAGCTGTTTCTACTGGAGGTACTTCTTGTACTGTAATTGGTGGTACAGAAGTTTCTTGAGGCTCCCAAGTAATTGTTTCACTAGGAATTCCTTCCAGTAAACTAGTTCTTCAATTCCTAAAATCTGTAATTTGAGATTCAGGCATTTCAATATTACCAGCTGCCGTTTGATCCAGTTTAGATGTAAAAATGTCTCCTAAACCACTATTAACAATAATAGTTCCCTTTCGAGAACGCTGAGATAATGTATACAAGTCTTTTAGTTTATAGTAATCTCCACGTCCTTTTCCTGTATCATCAAGACCAAAGTTCTTATCAATAACTACGTAATCAAACTCATCTCCTTGTACACTATTTAATGCTACAACCTTAACACCTTTTATTACATTATATTTTTCAGGATTGTCAGTTATAACGGCCACATCACCAGACAAACGTTTAAACTGCTCTATATAACGTAATATATCTCCTTCAGGTACAATTTTCTCTCCTCCAAATGTTCCTGAATCTTCAAAGTACTTAAATTCTATCTTATTAGCATTTAAATATTCTTTTGTAAATGTATCCAGTGTAGATGGACTTATTGCAGGATCATTATAATATTGTTCGTAAACTTTATCTAAAGCTTCTGCTAGTCTAGTATAGTTATCATACTTTGCAATGTTATCTGGTCTTAAAGGCGCTATTAAGTCAGGGGTTTTAACAACATATGTATCTTCTACTCCACAGTCTGCACGCTTATTCTCGTACATTACAAATGACGCATTTTGTTTATAGTCACCTAAAGCAACTACTACAACATCATTCTGTCTTGCTCACTTACTGATTAACTCCAGCTCAATTCTATTATACCAGCTGACCTCATCAAGAAATAATATTTTATTTTTTGCATCACCAAAAAGATTATCAGAATTTACCTTAATAGTAATATCAGATGTAACTGCAACATTACTAATAGGTTTAATATCAGTGCTTTGTAAAGGTCTACCAAGTATTTTTTCAATTAATTCGTTCTTAGTAAGAGAACCTCCCTCATGTTGGATACTTCTTGATAGATTATCAGTTTGTTTCCTTGTAGGAGCAGATGTTATAATCGAAGCCTTTGGAAGCATTAACTTAAGTAAATAAGCTACTCCTTTTGTCTTTCCAACTCCAGCCCCTCCATAAATAGTTATTACATTATTTAGAGGGCTCTTTGTTTGTATATATTCATCTGTAGAAGTGGTTTCAGCTAGGTTCTTAATCTGAGATATTATACTATTAAAAATCTCTTTGTTTAGAACCTGTGAATATCCAACTCGTACTGCATACTCCTGAGAAAATATTGGAGCATTTGTGAACTCTGGATTACTTATAATCTTCCTTAATTCATTATAGAAATTTTGAGATGGGGTAGCTATAATGCTTGCTAGATAAATTAACTGATCAAAATCAGTAATAACTGTATCTGGATCCTTACTTAATTTTGTAGGTTTCCCACTTATTAAATCCTGTGGATTAAATAATCCAACCAGCCTCTGTGCTATTTCTGTACTTGATAGATTAGATTTATTAATCTGTGAGAATATAGCTGTTTCTAGTTGTATTGCAGCCTCTTCAAGATCTTTATAATTTTCCTCAGTAATCTCTAAAGGTATGTTTAATTCAGTCCTGAGCTGTTCTAGGTTTATCCCAAACTCGGAAGCAAACTTATCTTTAATTAGAGAATCAGGACTTACTAATAAACTAACAAACTTTTGACGCATATTAATTGCTATATCTTTCTGTTCTCTAAGTTTCTGAGCTTGGTTTCGTTCAGATATATCAATTAATGTTTGTAACTGTGTTGTGATTCTATTAAGATCTTTAACTAAGTTAATATCAGCCTCAACAGTAATAGTTGGTAGTAACTCCTTCTGTAATTGTTGTCTAAAGGGATTTATCTGAGTGTTAAACCCACCCTCAACAGACGCATCTAGCACTGCACTTATAGCATCAATAAGTTGTTTTGTTTCCTTTAATCTAACTAAAGCATTTTTATCTCTAATAACATAGTCTTCAACAGCTTTAGAGTTTAAGAAGTTCATTTGCTCACTTCTTATTAAATCTAAAACTTCAGAATTATCAGTTTCTGCAACCTTACTAGCAGCTTCTATTAAATCATACGCTGGAGAAAAACTAATTTGGGATTTTAGATTTTTAATGTCTTTCAAGTAGCCTATAAATGAGTCGTCTCCAATTGAAGGTAGTAACTTATCAATTAACTCCTCTAAAGTAATATCTAATTCTTCTGCTGAGTCAATTAAGTCTGAGCTAATAATATATTCGTAATCATTAATTGCAGCATTAATATCATTTCGTTTGATGTCTGCAACAATATTAGTTAAACCGCTTGCTAAACCTTCAACTAGAGGGTCATTTGCTTCTAAGTTAAGATCGTCACTATTTAACTCATGTTGAATTCTACTTGTTCAATTCTGAACAGTATTTTCTGTTAGATCATTAACAGATGTCCAACTTTGTAAAATACTAGCTAGGTCACTATCGACCAAATCTAAATATAAACCATTATTCTTTATATAATTAAGATAATCTTTATATGTTGTAGCATAATTTGTAAAAGCGAATATACCATCCTCAGTTCAATTTGGACGAGCCAGTATACGTCGTCCAGACTCACTTAAAGCTGTATTAAGAACTCCAAACTTAAAATTCTTAACTCCCTCAAGATATGTTTCGAGAACTTGGATATCAGCTCTTAATTTCTCTATCTCCTCTGTAGTATCTACTCCTTCAGGAAGAGCTTTTAGAGCTGTATCTAGTTCATTTCTCTTTTTCTCAATAGTTTGATTAGTTTGTTCATATAACAGTTTATATTGTGTAGTCTCTGCGAGATAAACTCCTGAACTGTTTTTTACTCTTTGTGCAACATCTATGATACTAGGTATCATTTTCTCTTGCATCTGAGTAAAAATATTATATGCTGTTAATACCTTGCTTTTTTCCTGAGAAGCACTATACTCTTTATACTCAGCATCAACTTTAGCTTTTTCATCCGAAGTTAAAGTATTATAGTCCTTACCATATTTATACTTAGTAAAATTGTGTATACCAAATCCAGAAACAAAATTGTTAACTAATTGAGGATTAGCAGCAAATAACAGTTGACCTGTATAATAATCATTTCTTTCTCCATTGATAATAGAATTCCTCTCTGCTCTTAAGTTATCAAGTTTAAGTCTTAAACGTTGATATTCACTATTATTTCTTAAAGAAGCAATTTTAGAATCTATATCCTTAGGAGTTTTAGGTTCAGTCTCCTCTGGAGTTAGCATATTTTCTAACTCAGTTTTTACCTGTACCATTTGGGATGTAAGATCATTCCAATCTTCGAATACTTGGCTATACAATCCAGAATCAACTATTTTTTTAGTAATAGTTTCTTGCTTTTGCTTTTGCTTAGTTAATAAATAAGCTTGTCTAATCTGTTCAACTGGTTTTCCTAATATATCTGCCTGTTCTGTTATCCATTGTAACTCATTATCACTTATATCTAAGCCTTCTTCCTTTAGAACTTCATTTATTCTATCAATATAATAATTTAACTGTTTATATATTACATCATTTTGAGAATTCCCCTTTTCTGCAGGCTTATATTGGATAGCATTCTGATCTCCGCTCTTAACAACTTCAAACTCAGTTCCAGATAAGTTAGTACTTGCAAGCTTACCCGCAGAATATAACCTATTTAATTCATTCTTAAGATCTTGACCTCTTCCTTCTCTAAGAAGATACACAATTTCTCTTAGACTGTCTCCACCACCTTTTATAGCATTGTTAAGAACTGGATTATTTCTAGATTCCCATTTATTATGTAGACTGAATATAGCACCTCCAATTCCACCTCCAATGAATGAAGTAAAGTACCTGGAAATCATATCCTCAGCAGTAATACCAAAGTTATACTGTTGACCCTGATCTACTAAACCTATTGTATTAAGACCTGAATAAAATGCTTTTATTGCATCCGTTGATAACTCCTCTATAGTTTCTTCTAATCCTTCATTAAAGGCATCATATGTTAAATCTCCAGGTTTCATATTAGAGATTTTTTGCGCCATAGATTTCTGCATATCTAAAACCCATTTGGCAGCACCTTTTGGAGTTGAAATTTGGGACAATGTTTTAGAAGCAAACTCTTTATCAGTTAATTTATTAGCTGAGTCTTTTATTACAGACCTAACTTTTGATCTATCAAGGTACGTATTTCTAAACCAGAAATCCTTGAAATAATCATTATTCATTAATCCAAACATAGCTCCCATAACAGACAGCATACCAAGCCCTGCTACTCTATCTGAAGCTCCTGCTTGTTTAAAAGCATCATAAGCATCAGTAGATGAAGTTCCTGCCATGTAAGCAAGGGCTAATCCTCGCCCTCATTTTACAGCATTTTCACTAATAGGTTCTCCTTTCTTCTTAAACCATAAAGGAATTTTACTAATTGCTCTTTGTTGGAATAGCTGCATAGAGCTGTCTTCAACTAATTTTCCAAGGTTTTCAAGATTAAAAAATCCTTGTTTTCCTCTATCAGACAAACTACTATCAAACCTAGAAAATCATGCTTGAATATCAGTAGCTGTTTGGGCAGATCTTGATGCTGAAAGATCTCCTGTGGCTATACCTTGTAAACTTCTATATAAAGCTGGTAATAATTTACCTAACTCAATAGCAGCTGTTAATCCTCCATATACTTTTCCAATAGGAGCAAAAAACATAGGACCTACCTTGAATAGAGTTTTTACAATTGTTCCTGTAACACTCTTATCCAAACCATCAGAGTCAAAGAAATCATATTTATTTCATTTACTGCCATCTACTGTTAAAGTATCAGATATATGTAGAATATCTTTCCCTGTGAGTGATCTATTCCCTAATGTTTCATAAAAAGGGTCTCCCTCTTCATCAAATTTATAATCACCTGCTTTATGTGTTACCTCTCGTCCGTTTACTATATGGGTACCATCTTCATCCCATTGGGCAAAAACAAGAGTAGGTCTCGTTATAGCTGATAATCCTCCTCAGTCATTAGGTGTTCAATCTTCAAACTTTTGTGTATCATAATTAAATACTTTATTCTGTTGGGCGACCTCTCTTAAGGACATTGTAGGAGCAGAAGCTTCTCGTAAGTTAGCTAGTCCTCTACTTCTTCTTTCGGGATTTGCAAACTGTACTATCCTTGGAGCAACATCCCTCTTTTTACCAGTGCTGGGAGCAAAATAATCATATGGATCATAACTATAAAAATCAACGGTAGTACTCTCTAATTTAGCATTATCTACATAATTATATAAATCAAGTACTTCTTGATAATATTTATCAAACTTAGCATTATCAAATCCTCCTGATTCGTTTTTAAATGCTTCTTGAATTTCAGGAATACTTTTATAGTACTCTTTTTCCTGTAAACTAGAGTTATCAGCTGTAATACCTAAGTTTGCTAAATCTTGTGGAGTTTTATCTGGCGAAAAAAATAAAGTTGCCAACCAATCATTTTTCTTCTGCTCTATCATAAGTTAAAAGTTTGTTCGTATATTTTGTTTTTCCTCTAAAAGAGTTCTTCTATTTAGAATGTCTACATAAGAACTGGAAGTTGTTAACTGGTGATTAGAGGTGACTGTTGCTATAGCAGCATCTGTTATTGGTAAGAATATAATACTTTTATACATTGACCCTGCATTTCCAAATCAGCCTCCACTGAAATCATCCCTCTTCTTAGACTTACTTGCTACATCAGACCCATAATTTATATACTTACTGTAAACATCGAAAATTCTATCTCCCTGAGCTCTATCAACATGATCAATCCACTCTGAATCCTCATCTAAATCAACTGCCTTATCACTAGCATATCCATTAACCATAAAGAATGGTCTTATATCTCTAAAGATCCATTCTTTAGTATTTGGATCTTGAACTAAATCTAGATTGAGCTCATTCATTTTCATAATTATACTGTTTGGAAGAACTCCATATCCGTCATCCATTCATTTTTTAAATTCTTTGTACCTTCGAATAGAATCTAAATCAGGAACAATTTTTCCAGTTGTAGCGTATATAGTTTGATTTATAGGTAAGTAAGCCCGCTCTATATTACTTACTCCGTCATATACTATATAGTCTAAATCATTTTCATTTAAAATCTTATCTCCATAAGACACAGAATTTAAAGCTATACTAGATCCAATTCTATCTTCTTTTCCAAAAATATCCCTTATTGTACCCATCCCTATTTGTTTTCCAGAAGTATCTAAAGGCTTTCCATAAGGCTGGGCTAGTATTTCAATACCATTCTTAGACTTGGAAGAAGAGATAATCGTTGGAGTGTACTTAACTCCTCCCTCTCCAGTAGTCATCATTTCTTCACGAGTCATTTCCTCTCATCTTTCATTTGGCCCTCCAGCTCCAGATCCTTTACTAGCAGAAGCATCATAATCTAAGGTTTGTTCCATACTATTAGAATGACTAGTATGTTCAACAACCGCCATGGTTAGAAGATGTTGTACATCACTTATATTGTTTGGATTTAAACCTTCAGCAGCAGCATTAGCTCTTAGTACATTTTTCATGTTATTAGGAAGGGTCCTATAAAGATAATTTACTGCTGCCTTTAGACTTTCAGAATCATTATATCCTTGATCTTCCTTTTGAATATCAGTAGACACTTTATATATTCCATCTGGAGAATCTAAACCTAGTAGTTGCTCAAATCCTTCTTCTATTTTAGTCTTCTGTTTAGCTGTATATTTGTCAAATTTATTTGATGCTTTATTTGTCCCAAATGATCCTATAGTTGATTTAACATAATCGACTATTGATTTCATACCAACAGTATTAGATAAATCTGTTAGAATAGTTCCATTAAAAGCAAGCTCTGGCTGTTCCTCTCTAAGTTTTATTAGTTCTGAATTGGTTAATACTCTATACTCATTAGGATTACTGTGGTAAGCATTTGCTGATATAGTTTTTATCTCTTCGTTATTATCTATTACATATAGACTTCCAGTATTAGTAATAGCTGCTTCAGATCCAGAACCTTCTTCAATAATCTGATTTCTAGCGTCTTCATATAACACATTATTATGTTTAATTCTATTTGCTAAAGATTGAAGTCTTATTAAATCAGACATGTCATATGTAATGTGTTGATTGGGACTAAATAAGGATCCTATATTTTGAGATTTTCTTAGAAACATATCTGCCTTAGAAAGAAAATAATCAACATCATTAGGAAGACCATTCTCTTTTAATACATTTACAATCTCTTTTTGGATTAAATCATCTTCTTTAGTACTTTTTGAAGAAGATGCAGTATTAGATTGAGTCTGAGGACTCTGTTGACTAACAGAATCTCTAAAAAAGGGGGTATAATAAATACCCCCAGCTTGATATTCCTTTATCCTCATAATTTATGACATCATTTTTATAAAAAGCTTAATGATATTATTGTTAAGATCATTTATTGCTTTATTAATAGCCTTCTGTTGGTCTAAAAATGCTTGCTCACTTGTATCTCTAAATCGTGGTATAGTCCCTCCCTGCTTTCTTATTACAGTATTTCAGATTCCTTCCTGTGGAGTGTATTGATAAGGAGCCTCATAAGGAGCAATTTTCTTTCTACCCCATCAACTGTGAGCAGGACCTTCATTATATGCATCAATATAAAGATTAGCAAAGTACTTATTATATAGGTTTGAGTACTCCTTATTATGTTCTCTAAGTATAAAGTTCTCAAAACTACCGTGAGTTTTTTCTTTATCAGGTGTATATAAATTCCCAAATCGTGATCTTAATTCAGACTCAAAATCATTTTGAGCTTTTAGTCTTTTGCTCATCATTTCTGCTTGTTGTTTTTCTAGAAGATCACGTGCATTGTCCTGGCGGAATTGATAGATAAGATTTTTGATATTCTGAGTTTGCTGTCCAACTTTGTTTGCATCTATCATATCTAACTGTGCTAATCCTTGATTTCACCTATTTCTATTCTCATTAGCGATTTGAGTTCTTAGGTTAGCATATTGCTGCTTTTGAGCAAGCGATTTATCGTTATATTGATCGATCATTTGTGAAAACTTAGTATCTCTCTCATTCTCCATTTGATCAATATTTGCATCCCTTATAAGTCTTTCAGCTGTTGCTTGATTTGGATCGTTTGTAACTGTTTTATATTGACGCATCGTTTTAATGCGGTCATCATACATTTTATGTAATCCATTATCACTAAATCTAGAGTAGAACTCAGGCGGCATTTGTTGTTGAGAACCAATCATTCCTTTACGAATGGCATCCTTCATTTTTTGAGCAGTACGATTGATTCCCATCTTAGAAGCAAGAAAATCTCCAATACCTAATAACATATCTGGATTAAGATTAAAGTCTCCTTTTGACTCTCCATGGCCATACATACTCTGTCCTATAGTTCCTTCTTGTTCAAGTTGACCAAAGAGATCCATTTTAGCCTTTGTATTTCCAGCCTCTGCTAATTTAGCTGCTCCTTTACGAATATTTGGATCTATTTTAGTAGATAAAGTAACTCCTCCAAAATCGATTTTAGGTCTACCTCCCAAAGACTTAGCTGTAATTGTCACAGTGTCTCCAGAAACATTAAGTGGTTTTCCATCTTTTCCAAGGAATCAGTCACTATTAGTACCTTTGTCAGCTTTTACTACTTTTCCTCCTTTTTTATAAAATGTAGGTCTCTCAGCAATATCAAAGTAGACTCTAACATCAGGATTATCACTAAAGAATCCAAGATCAGGAGCTAAGTTTGAATATATTGGTCTAGTAATGGGCCTTCTACTAAAACTTGTAATCCTGATACCAGGCTCAAATATTTGAGATCTGGTAATACCTCCATCAATCTCAGGGCGTCTTATTACCTCTAATGGAGTTGAAGGAATCTCATTTGTTTGGACTCTAGCAAAGTCCTTAAAATATGGATTGTTTCTATTGGTTTTAGCATCTCTGATAGAAGCTCGTCTGTTTCAATTTCACCATCCTAATTCATTAGGATTTCTATATACTCCAGGAGTTTTGTCATATTTAAACTGGTCCACATCAATTGTATTATTCCGTTCAACTTTTAAAGGGGTTTTTCAGTTTCAATTTATTTTTCCTGAAGTTTTTACCCCATAAGCTTCTAAGATATTTTCAATATTATCAGTTTTAGCTTTTTTTGGAAGATGAGAGATAATTAATTCCTCAAGTTTATCAGTTCTTGAATTTTGAGGAGCTTTCTTTATAGATTCTAGCTCAGATCTGTTTAATTTAATTTCAGGTAATCCTTTAATCTTAGGTTTTAAAGTAACAGTATTACTATTACTTCCTTTAGTTTTAGCGTTACCTTTTATACGACTGATGTTAGCTACACCTCGTATTCCATTTAATACGGTACGTATATCACTAATAGTTCATTTTCCATCCTGGATATTATCCCAAGCTACTTTAAGTCCTTCTAAAGCACTGCCTCCACTTACTGCAGCTCCTACTGCTTTTGCAACTGCCCCAGATTTCTTAAGTGCTTTAGCAATTTTTGTTGCCTTAGCCCCTGTTCCAACTCAAGGAAGTAATGTGGCTGCATCTAAACCTAGGTTCAAAGCAAGATTGCCAATATCTCCCCAATCAAGACCGTCACGAGCAACATCAGCTCCAAAGCCAGTCAGAGATCCTACAGCTCCTATACCTGCTCCAGCTACATTCCCATATACTGGAACAAATGTAGCTCCCAGTGAAGCAGCATCTGCTATAAGAGCTGCTAATTCTGCTTTGTCTGAGGCATTTAAAGCAGTTCCATCTCCAATAACTTTTTCTTCTCCCGCGGACCTTAGTTTTGATTTTGACTGCTGGATACTTTCTCCACTAGCTTTAAATGAGTTCTTTCTATTTGAAGCAACTCCACCAATCTGGTGTTTTAATATTCCTCCCTTCTTATTCTTTGGAACCCTATAAGCCAAGCCCATTCTCTCTAACTCCTCAGGAGTGGTAATTCTTCGTAAGTCTGTATTTCCTCCTGATCCACTAAACTGCCTTACATCATTTCCATATTGTAGTGTTTGGGATTTATATAGATCTTGCAATAACTTATATAGTTCTGGATAAGAACTCATTATCTTAGAGAAGTCCGTTTGTCTCCTAGATGAAATTAGAGCTAGATATGGATTTTGTATGGTTTCCCCTATTAAAGCTTTAACATTTTGATCCCTTAATATATCAGGATGTTCTTTTATATATGAGCCTAACCTAGGGTCTATATTTCAATAATAGTCCCTCATTTTATCCCAATTACTTTCTAACTTACTATTGAGAGTAAGATTATTATTTCCAGGATTTTCATCAAAATAATAGTATCTATCAAGTTCTGGATTGTAATATAAAGCAGCCATAGAATTTGGATTACGTACATCTCCAACATTAGCAACTTGTTTATATCCTCCTTGATTTCCTATAGTATAATATGGATTAAATGCTGTACTATGAATATTATCATAATATGATCCAATAGCATCCTTATTTAACTGTGGTTGCAGTGTTTTATTAAACTCCACTCTTTGTTTTGTAACTGGATCGATATATACTCTTTCTGCTAGAGATCTCAAAGGATGCCCATAAACATCAAATTGAGAAGAATCATTTACATCATAATTTGGAAAGTAATCATATATTAGAGGATCTCCTGTCTGTCTAACATACTCTCCACTTACATCTGCAGCAAATTTACCTGGGGCAAAGTAAGGTGATCATACAGGATTTCCTTCAGGATCTACAGAAGTACTATTCCAAGGAGATGTAGATCTTGCTTCACTCCAATACTGTCTGATGTTAGATGCGTTTCCTGCTGTCCTTTTGTTTTCTTCAACAAAGTCCAGATATGCTCTAATCTTAGAGAGAGATTCTAGATCATCTCCTCTATAAACCTTACCGTCAATAACAAAAAAACCTGTTTTCTCTGGGATATAACTAGCATATTCTTTATGCGCATCCCGAAATTCATCATTTAACCACACATTGTCAGATCCTATATAAGATCTTAAAGTGGGGTCAGTAATTACTACTGATCCATTATCATCAATACCAAACAAGTTCCTTAGATTATAATCTATACCTGCTTTAGCATATTTGTCTCGTGCTACTTGCTCAGCAGCAGTAGTTGGATCTGCTTCTAGCTTTGCTCTCTCTATATCTTCCTGAGAAGGTTCATCCCCTAAAAAAATTCCAATGTCATCTAAGGCAAGTTTATCTTCCTCAGTTCATGTTCCATTTTCAATCCTCTCCTTAAGAGCTTGAATTCCAGTAGGCCCTAATTTATTATAAAAGTCTATATATGCTTGTTTATTGAGATTGTTATAACCTTTAAAACGGTCGTTGTCAGTGTATTTAAGTATTTCTTCTATTGACCCTAATCTTTTTAAAGCTGCTACGTTATTGGCTCCATTGATAAATACTTTTCTTCCATTAACAACTTCAAATTTTCCGTCCTTGTCCCTTTTATATTCTACATTTATTTTCCCAGACCAGTCATAATTAGTACCTCCTGGAGTGGGTTTTACATATGTAAAATTTCGTAAAGAATGGATAGCATTTCTTGCTGCTTCTTCCTTACCTCTTCATGTGTTTCCAAGTCATCTTCCAAATCTACTTCTACGGTTTTTGAGACGATTCCCCTGGGCTCTAGTTGTGTCAAACTGAACATCTCCCGAAAGACTATCTGAACTTGAATTGTATGATAAATTTTTTCCAGCTCTGAGTGCATCAGTTATTTTTCCAAATTGGTAAGCAGTATCACCATCTAGTGATTTTCCATAGCTCGCCATTTGGTTAAGAAACTCATCGTTAACTTCGTATGCATTGCCATCTATTGTGAAAGTGCCATATTTTCGAGAAGTAGAACCACCGTCTTGGTGCTTAATTATTTGTGCCATTTTATTACACTTATTGTATTATATTTAAAAAGGGAGATTGATCATCTCAAACCTCCCTTTTATCTTTCAATGATCTACTTACTACACTTTTTGCGCTTAACAATCTTTCCTCCCTTTTTAAATACAGGTTCTCCCTCTGGAGCCTGATCTACAGGACCCTGAGGACCTGCTTGGTTCATGGCTTGTGAAATAAGTTGAATAAACATTTGAGCTCCTTGAGCTAGCATATTACAATCTCCACTCTGGAGTCCTTGTGCAAAAATGTCAGCAATTTGCATGATTGGATCTTGGCCCCCTTCAGGACCAGCAGGAGCTCCTGTTGCTGGAGCTGAAGGCATGTTGCCTCCTTCTTGATATTCTCTAATTTTCATAATTTAAATTATTAATTTTAAGGTATCTTCAACTCTAAATTAGCATTTATTCATTTAATGTCCAAAATTACTACTTTAATTTTTAATATCCAAATAAAATTACTAAAATTTACATACAGGTTAATTTTTATGCAAATCTTTTGGTACATTAATTATATATTGTTATCTTTGTATCATAACCCAAGAATGAAATTAGAGTCTATTTCACTCTCTTAGGAGATGCTAGATTAAACATGAGATAATATAGGGTTGAAGAAGATAGTTAATATCTTCTTAGGGAAGTATTATATACTTCCCTTTTTTATTTCTTATCTTCTGGTAAATTAACATATTCTTCAGGTCTATTATCTTGTTGATATAGATACTTAAATGCGATCTTTCCTAGCTTTTTATAATCTGAATCTTTTTTACTTTTATTTGCTCTTTTTGCTAATTTAATTAGAGTTCTAGAATTTTTTCGACTGAAAATCCGCTCACCTCCTACTAAATCCATTTGAGGCTTTCCGTCAGATCCAATGATATACATTTTAAAGTCATCATCAACATCTCCAAATTCGTCATTATCTTCTATATCTATTTCATCATCTAAACGAATTCCTGAATTAACATTAACTTCTAAGACATATTTGAGTTTCTCATCTGACTCGGCAATACACTGAATAGATTCATTAGATCCAGGTATTCCTTGTGCAATTGCTACTACATCATCGTTATCATCTATAAAAATAATGTCGATAGGAAAATTCATGTCTTTAGTATTAAAAACTAAAGAGTCCTGAGGATCGTCAGAATAATCGAACAACAACGCCTCATTCCAATCTAGCTGGGTTACATTAGACAGCCCCTGTACCTTGTCTTCTTCTGTTTCTGCAACATAAGCTATGTACTCTTTGTTCCCGACATACACCTTTATTTTTTTATCTAAGTTCATTTAATATATCATTTAATGTTTGATCAGTATAATTATATTTAATATAAAATACTTTACATCTGTTTTCAACGCACTTATTATATTTTCTTACATCTAGCTCCTTTTGTTTATTAAATGTTTCTATTCCTCCGAAAATATCTATGGGAGTGTAGTGTTGTTCTCCGTTATACTCTATTGCTACACTCAGTTCTTTTATAAAGATGTCTATTCTCTGTGGATAAAGTCAATCAGGAGAATATTCTCAAAGAATTGTTTTATTGGGCAAATTCTTTCTAAAAAATTCAAATATATGATTTTGATTTTTGAGCCTACATCTGGGGCATCCATGTGATAAATATATATGATTTCCTGGAGTTTGTCAAAACTCACCATGTTCAGGGCAAATAATTTTTATTTTATCTGCAGTTGTTTTTATATCTGATTTAGAATAATCATATTTACTACCGTGGGTAGCTTTCATTAATTCAAGTATTTTTTCAATAGAAAATCGCTGATTGTCTATTTTACATTTAGGGCATCCACATCCGTCTAAATGATCATTTGGTGTTTGAAAGAATGGTCCATGTATTGGACAAATAACATTTACTTTAGTTTTATTATTAATATACTCTACATTAGAGTAATCATATTTAAAGTTATGTTTCTTATTTGCTTTTTCAATTCATTCGTCTTTTGTATACTTAAGTTTTCCTGAACATTTCGGGCAGCCCGATCCACTAAGATGAATACTAGGACTTTGAAGAAACTCTCCATGAATAGGACACGTAATTGTCACTTTCGTCTTACTATTTATATAATTTACTTTTGAATAATCATATTTCTTATTATGGATAATATTAGCTTTACTAATAAATTCTAATATTGAACTACGTTTGCTACTAGCTGTTTTTTCGTGTCCGCATTTTGCACACCCTAGTCCTCTTAAATGTGATGATGGAGTTTGATAAAATTCTCCATGAGTTTTACATATTATAATAGATTTTGTATTAAATCCGTTATATATAAATTTACTATAATCATATATTTCTCCATGAATCTCTATAAATTTTTCAATTATATTAGCTGTGTTATATTTCTTATGACTATTTCTAGTACTTAGTATTCCACATTTTGGACACCCTTGTCCAGCAAGATGATTATGAGGGGTTTGTTTAAATTCACCGTGTTCTGGACATATTATTGTAACCTTTTCATGTGTTTTGCTATAAACAGTTTTACTATAATCATATTTATTATTATGCCTTATTTTTGCCCTTTCTATAAAGTCTTTTAAAGATTTTGTTCTTATAATCATACTTTATATTCTTTATCTGCTATTTCAATTATTGTTTCTTTCATACTATTCTAATATATATTATGCTTATCTACTTTTTTTCCTGATATTTTATTGTCTTTTCCTCTTACTAGTACATAAGCTCCAATTGCAGGAACTGAAGCATTAACTCATTTTGCAAATTCTTCTCAGTCAGTAACAGCATTGTACAAAGTAGATATGTCATTATCTATTCTCCCAGACTCTATGTATTTTTCAAACCCTCTTTTTAAAGACTCTGCAGTCATCAATGTTTTACCGTCTGTTATTCCTAGAAAGTTTTTTATCTGTGTTACTCTAGGAGCTACTTCATTCCAGCTACTTCCGTTCACAAATACATGATCCTTAAAATAATCTGGATTTGGACCTTTGTCTAATTTACTAAAATCTAAAAATTTTCCCATAGGACTATACTGTCTATCAGGCCCTCTAAAAATTAAATCTATAGTGTGATGTAACTCATGATCTAATATATCACGTTTTTCTTCTGGTGTTAGTTTAGAATAAGGTCTATCTACATTTTTACTTACTATTTTTTTACCGCTTTCATCAATTATATCTACCACTCCACTATTAAAGTAATGCCTAGGAACCGAAGAATTATCTAAAATAGGATGCATTGAATTCGGTTCAATACTTCCTACACCAATAAATTTTCCACTAGTTTCTTGAGTTGGTATATATTTATCTACATAAGTTCCTATAGATTTATTAATTAAATTCTTATTATTTTGTATAACAATTTCCATATGAGGCCCAGTTCCACTGTGTAATTTAGGTAATGCATATTTTGGATATCCCACTCTTTCAGCTCCTCCTAAATCTAATCTTTGGGCAAATAATGAGGGACTTTCAGAATAATCTTTAGTAGGTCCAACCTTAATTACATAATTATTACTAGTTTGAGAAAATTTTGGAGAATTATTAGGTACAGACAAGTATTTGTTATTAAATAAATATGTTCTGTAGCTCTTTATTAAATTTCTATTTATGTCAAAAATCTTTTTAGCTAATCCATATCCTCCTAATAAATCTAAAGTGTCAACTGCTCCTGATAAGATAGCTTTACCATAATTTTTTGCTTTAACTTCTTTATAAGTTTTCTGGATACCATTATTACCCACAAAATTTCTAACTCCATCTGCTGCTAAGCCTATATTAATACTAGTTTTTAACCACTGAGGTAATTGACTATATAATCCAGATATTCCTTTTGTAGCAGCAGAAATAGTGGGTGCTGCTATTGCACCTGCTGCAATAGCTGGAATAGTAAATACAACCTTATTTAATCCTTCATACCCTCTTCGTTTCCTTGCAGCATCCTCTCCTATTTTTCCAAGTAATTCTCTAGCTCTTTCATTGCCATTATTTGCAGAAGATGCTAAAGTAGAAAGATATTCACGATGTTTATTGGGGTTAGTTTCTTTTAAGTCATTAATTCTAGTTTCTAAAGGAGTTGTTGGTTTAGGAGGAGTATACAGCTCTGGATTTTTATTAATATTATCCAGAGCTGTAATAATTTGAGATCTTATATCTAAAGGCATCTTATTTTATACTTTTAATTAACCCACTTCTATCATCTGTATTTTTTAGTAATTCATAGCAGATTAACTTACCTGCAGTAATAGCTATTTCATCTGTTGGAGTTTCCTTATAAGACTCGAAAAGACTTTCTAGTTCTTCTGTAAATTCCTTTCTAAATACAACTTCATCTCGTTCAATCTCAGCATGTTGAACTACTCCTCCTTCAGACTGAGTTATTACAGGAATTCCTTTTTTTGTAATTTGACCTTTTAAATCAGGATCTACCTCCTCTAAATTATGCTTTCTTGCATGTAAGGCCCCTTCTGGTACTAAATTCATTTTGCCGCCCACTTGAAACTTTTGAGGGTCTTGTGGGTTTTGGGATTTGGTTGATCAGGAACTAACAAGCTCTCTAGCTTTCTCTAGTTCTGGGAATTTCATTCCTTTCTTTCCAGCTAATGATAATGATCCTGTGCTTCCTGAGTATTTGAATAGGTTTTGGGAATTATATAGATCGGAAACATTATTGTTAAGTCTTCTTTGACCTTCTTCTGTAATATCTACCTTTTTATTATACAAATTTCAGGCATTATTAATTTTATTTTTGAGTCGATTTGCTCCAAATAAAACATTTTGCCCTCCTAATTTATCAGCATCTTGCTCTTTATTAGTAGAATATTCAGAGGAAACTTTGCTCAAATCAAAGTTTTTATCATCTAATTTACTACTGAATAAACTAGCAATGTTTCCTACTACTGGAATAGCACTAATAACCTTATCTCCAGTAGTTGTCCCAGAAAGAGTCTTTCCAGCTGCCCCTGATATAATTCCAAAGAGCGAATCTGCAGCTCCTACAATTTGTCCTACTCCAGGAATATAATTTAAAGCACTTTTAGCTATTCCTTTTACAGCTGCCGATTCTGCCCCTCCATTTTGTGGTATAAAACTATCAACAGCGTTTAATATATCACTCCCAGTATTAAATCCTTTACTTGATGTAAAGGCTGATAATCCTCCTATTTTTTGGCCTCCAAGTGAAGCATTAGCTTGTTTAGATATTTTACTTAGATCTCCCTCTATCTTTTTAGAAGATTGCTTCATAAAAGTATCATAGCTTCGTGGAGTAGGGCCTTTTCAGGAGTCTCAACCTCCAGCAATGGGTGTAACTTTTGCTATACTAGACATAACTTTGTGTCATTAATGTTTGTAATGCTGTTATTGTAACCAACTTATCCCCCTTATACTTTACTCTTATTTTTGCATATTTATCTCGAACTCTAGTGCTTCTACACTTTTCATGATCTTTATAGTATATAGGTTGAATCACTGTATATCATACATCATTATTATAATAAATATTTCCAAGACGTCTTCCATATTTTCGTTCTTTCATATTTAAACAATCCTGATGCATTCTTAATGAGTATTCATTTTTTACAGTATCATAGATGACTTCGGTTTCATAATACTTTCCATCATTTTCTGATATAGTTACCCTTTCAGGGATTACAGCTGGTTTAATACTATCTTTTTTACCTTTTTTATAGTTATATATTCCTTGTTTATCAAAATCATAAACATCTCCTATTATTTCTATTTCTAGAGATTCAGGCTCTACATTATTAGATATTATAACTAAATTATCAAATATCTTATGGATACCTTTAGGACTATTTACAATAAATTCAAACTCAAATGGCTCTTGTTTATTGTACCATTTTGTTGGAAGAATCTGATTTTCTGGGTCATCGTCCATATAGTTTATCTCGTCGATAATATTAGCTCTACCATGAACAAAGATACTACTATATAATGCATTATTCCATCCATTCTGGAACTGCGGTTTTATAACGTCAAATGGTATTATTAACCCAACACTATAAGTTCTATCTGCAGACGATTCAATATAAGTAGCAGACTCTTCTGTAGGTATACTTAAATCCTGGGCAAACAAATATGGTCTATAGGTTACATCAATATGATAATATAAATGATTCTCCTTATAAGGCAAAGATTTAAATGTTATAGTTGAGAACTTATCCTTAATATTATTATTATAATATTCATATTTATCAGACTCTTGGTCTGGTATATTGTATATTGTGATTTTAGCAAATTCTCCACCATCTAAACTAGTTACAGAAACTTCTTCAGAATCTGAAAAATCTTTACAATAAACCTCCTGTTCTTCAAGATTATTAGTTTTATCGTTTCATGAATATCCCTTTATAGTTATATGTTTTATATTAAAATAATTATATTCAGAATTTATAAACAAAGTTAGAGAAGTCTCTTCTAGACTGTTACCTGAATATGTCCATACTCCATTTCATGGCTTACTTGGATAGACCTCTGAAGACTCTTGATTTCTAAGATTATTGTTAATAATTCCAAATATTCTTGTTTTTAGTAAATCAAAACTAAAATAACTATTATCTATATTATCGGATAATAAAGGAGTTCATGAATATCTAGTGACCCATTTACCTATAATTTCATTATAGCAGATATTTCATATCTTATCCCTATTGTAAAAGGTAAACATTAAATCATTTTTGTAAGCATTATAGTGGGTCTTTACGTTTCTATATCCTAGTACAACATCCTTGTCTAGCTCCTTCAGATTAATATTATCATGTAAATACCTTTGAATATTAAAATCAGAGATAAGTTCTAACCCTTTCCTAGAAAGTCTTCATATTTTTTTAGCATAAGTGTCCACTCCATATAGGGAAGTAGGAGTCCTTACAATAGAATCTTTTCATGTAGATCCATATTTATCAGTGATGATTGTTATCTGTTTTTGTAATACTCCTGCTCCATACATATGTATATTTTGACCTGTAGTTGTCTGTAGTAATGCTTTTTCATTTACAGGAATGATAGCTATAGCATGTTCAAATACGCATAATAGCTGATTCTCTCATGGTAAAATTTTTACAATACCTCCATATTGTCTATCAAAATCTTGATAAGATAAGCTTTGAAATATTCTGTAAGAGTTCTTAAAATCCCCATCAACCTCTACATTACTAAACATTATTCTAGTATCAAAGATATCCTTGATATAAGGAAGCTCCTTAAATGCGTAATTTCTCTTTACCCCTAAAGTTACATTATATCCAGAGTTTAATAAACTTGATTCGGGAATCTTATTTGCTGCTTTAACTGAAATGTCTGATAATGGATAAAAGCTTCTTGGATTTCCCATTAATGAAATTTCATCAGTGTTAAAGGTATCAATAGATCTTAATCCTAGGTTATAGTTAGAAATACATTTATAGACAAATCAAGTTCCTATAGGAACAGCATCAATATCTGCTTTATTTATATAATCCCAATTTTCAGTACTTCTCTCTCCTTTAAAATTATCCTTTCAGCAGTTTATATCAACTATAGTATCATTAGTTGGAACTGTTAGAGACGTGAAGTTTCTGTGCATTCTTATACATACTGTAGATGTAAAACAGTCTCCCCTAAATGTTAGGGGAATATAGTACATTCCAACATCTAAGCAGTATGATATTGTATCTGGTATTTTGTTGCTATTATATAGCGTAATAATATCAGTATCTGATCACTCTTCTATCTCTTTATCCTCAATTAAATTACTGTCTATTTTACCTTGTTCTTTACATTCTGTTAAATATTGTCTTATATTTAATAATCACTCATAATCAGATGAATACGTATTCCTGATGGGGCATTCTGAATTGACAGATACTTTATCTGATCCTGGAATGACCTCTGAATCATTATAAAGGTTATATCTTGGAGATACTGTATAAAAAGGAGATTTATCATTCATACGTATTGTAAAATACTCTTCTATGAACGTCTCGTTAAAATTAGCAGCATATATACTATAAATACAATTATCTGTTAGAGTTCCCTGAACTCCTAAAAATGGAGCAAATATACCACGTATATACCCATAGAAGTCTTTTTTATCAGTAACTCCTTTACCAAAGCTAACTAGATTCTTTATCTCTTCTTGTACTCCAGCTTTTGTTGAATACGAATAATTGTCTACTATTCTATTAGAAATTTCAGAATCTACATAAACTAGCTTTTTTACAGTCTCTTCTCCTGATCTATTCTCTTCAAACCTAGGATAATAAATTCTGGTTTTAGTGGTTTCAAGATCGTCACTGAACTTTGTAACCAAGGACACTTTAAATTCAGATCCATTAAATAAGGATTGTAGTTGCTTATCAACATAAGCATCTACACATAAAAGCCCAGAACTCGAACAAACATTACTCTCTATTATTCTAGATTTATAGTCAGTAGTTAGAACCCCTGATTTATTTGTAAATGACTCAGATATATAAATTGGAGAGCTTCCTTCATCTGTTGAAGTCGTTTCTCCGTTCCTTAGGGTTGGAATACTACTAGCTTGGTCAACACCTATACTAAATCCTTGAGCAAGAAAATTAGGAATCCTCTTCTGTCGTACAAAGAAATATCCTTTAATATTGTATTCCTTTAATTTATTAATTACTAATTCTGGAATAGTAAACTTTATTCCTAAAGGATATACATTGTTTTCTTGTTCTGTTTTACTATATTTTATGATATCAATTCCAGTACTGAATCTAAATACACCATAAGTGTTTTCTAGTATTGCTTTATTCAAGAAGTTAGTAAGTTCGATATCTTTGATTTTTCCTTCAAAGCTATAATTCTTTTTGTCAGAATCACATTTATTGAAATCACATCCTCGTAAATTGTATACTGGAGATAAGTGATCATCATTAAAGATATATACAATACCAAATTTATATAGTTCTCCAGGAACATAACCTAGCTTGTAATATATATTAAGAGGAGAATAGTATTCAGTTTGAGATTCATCTTTATTTCTGGAAATAGTAAAAGTTTCAGGACTTATGAAGCCAATACCTTTCTCATCCTGAGCTTCTTCAGCTACGATGTGTAAAGAAAGATTTCGTAACTCCTTAGTTTTATCTAAAGGTTTATCTACATTTCCAAAGAAAAGCATGTTTTGTACCTGAGCCTGTGTCTTTACATTATCTACATAGTTATATTGAATATTTAGATCTTCAATAGAAATCTCTTCAACTTCCTCATAACCTGTAATAGATATTAACCTATTTTCTAAATCTATTTCATAATTTTCAAGTATTTTAAAGGCTTTCTGAACTAATACTCCATTATGATCACAACTATTTCTAACATAATAAAGGTTAAAATAAGTAAAGGAAGTATCAATATTAGTTAATGATAATATTATTGACTTATAGGTACGCTCATCCATAAAAGACCCACTACAAGTCTTTGGATTATTAGCATCTCCATTAAACACTGAAATTATTCCAGTTTCAGCAGCAATATCAGTCTCATTAAAGTCCCCATCCAGATATTTTAAGTAAAATATATAATTACCCCCAGGTAACTGGCCATATGATGAAACCTTATTTAAAGTTAGTTTAGGAATAATTTGAATATTTCTAAATAATCTGGTTTCCTGATCTAAAAGATCCTCATCATATAAGTTAGACTGCTTCTTTTGATTTCTATTGATTATCTTATACCTATTATTCTCCAATTTAGTAATTCTACTATTAATTATTCTTGGAGGGTTCTTGTCATCATTAAGTATAAGATTGACGGAACCGTCATAGGACTGTTGGCATTCTATGTCCACTGGATTTGATAAATCTATCTTTAAACTTGAGTTATCAATATCTTTGAAGTCAGAGACGGTTCCATCACTCTTTTTTATATTTCGAAGGGGATTATATTCCCATGCTATATCCCCTTCTGTTTTATATTTTTTTACTCTTAACTTTACATCCATATTAATTATTACATAATAGACTCAATGTATGTATTACCAACATGAGCTCAGCCATTTTCATGATAGAAAGATATAGAAGTAGTTTGATTATAGTAATTTTCATCATTAGGTAATACAACAGTATCTTTTGATACTCTCATTGCATTCTTTAGGTTTTGAAGATTTACTATATTATTATTTGAATCATATTCAGAAGTCAGATATATACTATTAGGGTAAACTTCTTCCTGTTCCTTTCTTATAGAGTACAGTTGGTTAGCTTTACTGTTAACCTCTTCTATTATTTCTTGTAAGAATATATTTGTGCTAGTATCATCTTCAAAGTATACTTTAGTTGATGCAGGGATTCTGTAATTTATAATACTAGGCTCTCCCTTGATTTCATCTTCAATGGTTTTTATTATACTATCTATTTTTGAGTTATTCTCCTCAGGAACTGCTTTACTACTTTCCCAATATTTTCAAGATAGTTTTCCATTTAGGTTTATAGATTTTAACGTAAACTCTTTGAATGCATTTGTGGTTAGACTCAAATTAGTATAATTATATACTATAGTTTTCACAGTTTCGGCATACCTAAGATAATACATCATTGCACACCATGCAACTACACTAGCTTCAAATGATTTCTTACTACGCCCTGTTGTTTTTTCATCCCCTCCATCTACAAGTCCCATAGGAAACAGCATTATAGGTCTATTATCTGTAGTTGTCGGAATAAAAATACCACAGTACCAAGTAGCATTAATATTTACAGTTCCTCAATGACCTATTTTGAACGGATTTTTAGTTTGAGTCCTTCTTTCCATCATCACAATTTGAGGATAATGAGATCCTTTTGTAACTATATTGCCTAAAGATCCTACCCATGAGTTTGTGTGACTCATATTATGATGCTCTATTGTCTTTCTAGACCCGTCTCACTTTTCATTATCAGGAAAGTATTTTATATTGTCATTGTATCCGTCAATAGAATCATATGTTATTTTATGTGAACTGTAGTTCCCAAGGTCTGATCCCTGATTAATAGACCTACGCAAATTTAATGCTGAGGTTTCATCTGGGAATATATATAAGTTATTATCATTATCAAACGTGGCATACATGTCCTTACTAGGAGAGGGTAAAGTACTTCCGTATAATTCTAGGTAGAATGAATCATTATTAACCACACAAATGTGAATATAGCTTCTTATACATATTATTCCTGAGTCTGGATTAAACTGTACAGCCTGATTCTTATTACCTTTAAAAAACTCGTCTGCTCTATAATCACACAAAGCGGTTCATTTATCAGGTTCCTGTTTTGGCAGTGTAGTAGATCCTACCGTAATATTATATTCATCATAAATTGGCAAAGTAATAGAAGCCCCTCTTAGCTTAATATACTCAGTATCATCTGTATCTGACTGTTCGTTAGTGATTTCTAATTTATGAGATTTTCCTAAAGAGTCTATTACAAAACACTGCTCTTTAGATATACTATCTAGATCTGCATATCGCCACAGTCTACCAATAGTTTGGCCATCCTGAGCATAAGGTAGATTTAAGTATACAGAATCTTCATTTGATTTTTTTAATACTATATTCTGACCTACTCTATAAGAAGAAATTCCTGTAAGTAATTCTGAAGATTCAACATCAACAAATGGATCGCCGAAATACTTCCTCAAATTATTTTTAATTTCTTCTTGTGGTTTCTCAACATCAGGTACTAGAGCGTATTCTGTTTTTCCAACAGGTTTTATTTTTATAAACGGTTCTCTTGAAGCAGTATCAGGACTCTGCTTAATCCCTATAGATATAATATCTGCAATTTTATTACTTCATTGTGCTGCAAAATCGTCAACATTAACAAAAGAATCATAAATATCAAAGAAATAATTAGTTATCTCTGATACATACAAAGGATATTCAAATGATTTTAATTTAGTTTCATTGAAATATACGTCTAGATTTATAATGTACAAATCCTCCTTATCAAAACTATCAGATCCTAACTGAGAACTAAATGGAATATCAATAATATTGTTTCCATTATAATTTAAGTCTGTTAATGTTACTAAAGAAGATCCATCAAACCTAACCTTTTTATAATCAGAATCTCCACTATTATATCGTGGGTCTCTATATCTTGAAATACTATATTCAATAGTAGTGCCTGGATAAGAATTGTAATTAAAATATAAAGTAAAGGAGTTCTGATCTGTGTAATATTTGAAATAATCATCTCCTATACTAATATTATTAGGATCAATTTCGTAGGACTCAGCAGTAATGTTAGTCTCAAATTGATCAAGAATAACATATTTACCATCGTCAGTGACTAATGCAGGGCATACATAGCTATATTTATTTACATCAAACTCATTAGAATCCACAGTACAATATATTATTGTTTGTAAATTATTATAATTTAGGATTTCACCACCTAAACTTTTAATTACTATATTAGCATTCTTGTCTTCTCCTACATTTCCACTAATATCATCATTACTGCTTTTAGCAATAGATTCTTTTGAGAAAAAATAAACTAATTTTCCATTTTTCAACTCTTGTTCTATTATTTCTTTATATACAGAATTATTTCATACTGTTTTTAGTTTTAAACTGCCAGACGGAGTTACAGTGTAATTGTTTTTGCCTTCTTCTTTTGTTACATTTAATTCATAAGAATCAAAGTACACTATAAATTCTTCTGGAGTGTTTATTTCAAATTTAGAACATAATCACCCTGGGATTTCTCAATTTATAGGAATAAATTTTTCAATATTTGTTACATCAGTCTCAAACTTTATATCAACAACGCTACTTATATCGTATAATTTATTATCATTAGTAAGTACATAAGTAGTTAAATGCTGCCATGAATTTATCAACAAACCTTGATCTGAAGTGCCTAATAAATATTTATCACCTGGGTTTAGGTAGAGGTTTTGATCTTTACTATAAATAGTCAATGGTTGAGGATTAATACTTGAATATTTATGATAAATACCTTCTCCCAAATTTATCTGCTCTAAAGAATCGGAATCAGCTTCATTATCTGAGGGTGTAAATATAGTTTTTTGTGATGGAAATGTACCAATTTGAACTTTATTGTCTATAGGATTATACGAAACTATATATAGGAATCCTCCATGCTCTTTCATCCCCACAGGAACATAATAATTACCAAGAACTCCATACTGCATAGCATAGTTCCCCATATCATTCTGAAGAACAAACTCGTCTCCATTATATGTTATTAATGTGCCATTTAAACAATCTGTTAATATTGTGTTGGGAGTCATTAAAGGATGGAGATCCTTATTCATTCCATCATTAAATTGATTTACTTGAGTTAGTCTTCCCATGTTCTATTAATTTTACTGTCCCGTCATCTTCCACAATTAGATCCCCTGATTTATCTCCAATATCAACTTGTCCATCAGAATATATCTTAATAGCTGCTGTTTCAAAGATTCCGTTTGGTCAAAGTTTAAATCCATGAGTTCTAATAACTCCTTGACCATCTGTTAATATTTCAAGGAAAGGAGCCCCAGTAGAAGTTTTTCCGAGAAAACTTGTTTCCAAATTAGTTAACTTTATATAAGGATCCGTGTTTGATATCACAATCTTGGGATTGCTAAGATAAGCATTTCCTGTGTAAAGCCCGTATCCTGAGAGTTCACCAAAAGCCGAATCTATTACACCTGATAAATTTCCTATAACTCCAGACTTACTAGATAAAGAAGTGATTTCAAATAGATTATAACCATAATTAGGATCCTCTAAATCAGGGAACTCATATCTACTAATTGTAGTAGTATATAATATTAATTCTTCACCATATTCATCTATAATACTGATATTATATGGCTCTGATACCTCCTGAGCTTCTTGTAAAGTCTGACTAGTAAAATTAGTAGAAAGACATATTTCACCTTCTCCTACATATGTTACTATGGAAGATATAGTTAAAGGTGCTTCTCTTGTAACAACATCATCACCTTTATATACTTCTATATTAAAAATATCTCCTGGAACACATGTCCCATCTGAGATTGTTAGTCTAAATACAGATCCCTCTAAAGGATCTCCAAAATATATTTTTTTAGAAAAGTAATTATATAAACTGCCTCCAGAAGTTAACGAAATTGATTTTCATTGTTCTTCAATATTTTGAGGCTTAAAGATAATTTCAGAGGTTACTAGCTCTTGGAGAAATAAATCAGCATTATCACTTGGTAGCTCTCAATTATATGTACTATTTTCTACGGTGAATAGAAGTTTAGCAAGATCTAAAAAAGATAATTCAGTTTGAATTAGTCCTTGATTATACAAGGAATAAACATCGCTAATAACAGAGTAAGAATAGGGGATATATTTACTACCTTCCCATTCATTCCATTCTGTTATAGCTATTCCTCCGCCTATATTAATTGTTCCTACTACTGTGTTGAAAGACACAACATCAGTTTTAATTGATGTAGCTTCAATATTATCTACTGTTAATTTTCCATCTTCCACAACAAACTTTCCATCAGAAGTTGATATAGAGTCAATATCTAAACGATCATCTTTCTTCAAAAATTCATAGTAGGAATGCCCTTCCAAATATTGAGCATTTAGTCCTTTAATAAGACCAATATTACTTATTACTAGCGGAGGATTTCCATTTAAATATATAGTATCATCAAAAATGTTACTTAATGTAGTAGAATTGTTACTCTCTGAGCCTACTTCAGAAAATGAATAATAGTTATTATCTAATGTATAATATATAGAATCTCCAGGAACAAAGATAATTTTTTTATCTCCTGGATATTCAATATTTCCATTCCTGTAATCATCAATACTAGATGCAACAATTATATCTTTTTCAGTAATTTTAGTACTATCTTCGTCTCTATCTGAATTCTTTGTTTCATTATATCCTAAAGTATAGTATTTATCACCAACCAATACTCTGATATTCCCAGCTGTCCTAAATACTAGATCCTTATAAGGACTGCCTATTCTTTCTTCTTTTGCCATATTATTCTACACTTATAATTTTACCTTTTAAATCTCTCTTAGCAAAGTACTTGAAATTTCTTGTTTTGATTTCGTCTTTAGTAAAAACCCAACCAACGTCTATTGGATAATTTAATTCAAAAAAGTAAACTTTAGATTTATCTAAAAAGCATTCCTCTTTTATTTTATATAGCTTGAGATTTAAAAACTTTACTTTATTTCTACGTTTTGAGGTTATTTGAGATTGATAGAAATCTCATTCTGCTTCACTAAGCCCAAAATAATATACTCCATTATAGATCTCTTGTGCATACCCGTACATTAGTCGTAATTTTATTCTAGATTTTACATTATTATATAATACTCTTTTATAATCATCTAAGAACATTCTACCACAATAAGCGGTGTAGTTATTATTATGAACTTGTATATCAGCCCCTCTTTTGGTAAGCATATACATGGTATTAAATCCATACTCCAAAATTTTCTTAAGTTCAACTCTTGAAATGTGGGGGTATTTATTTTGTATAATGTCCAAATAATCCTCAAGCTCCTTTACCATATTAATAATATTGTTTTGCTTCGTTCGAGTGCTTTATTATTAATCTTTTTAATTCCTTATTAACGTATATAGGTTTTTCCTTTGTACCTCTAGTATGAGTACTATACCTAAATGCTAATCCATTTCCTGTAAACTGAGATAATACAAAATCAATGTCATTAAACTTTCCTCATTTATATAACTTTTTAAATTCCTCTCCAGAATACTGTTTCATATACATCTCAGCATAATTGCCGTATTTTATGGGCAATACAAAGGTAACATTATTATCAATAATATCCAATAATATCTCATAAAAACAGTCCTTAAAAATGTTTGCAGCAAGCTGTTTTCTATCTTTGTACCTATTTTTTACTCATCTATTTCTAAGTAACTTACTATTAAGTCCTAAATATAAATCTTCTGCTGAAAAAGCATGTTTAAACATTCCATAATTCATATCTATACCTATAACATTGGTGAGAATTTTTTTCCATACATCTTTCTATCCCAACGTGTTTTTACATCTAACACATCGTTTAAGTCATTTTGAGACAAATGATTTGGTATTCTAGCAGAGTTACATAAACGAAGCCAATCATTCTTAACTGCGGTGGCTAATTGAAATAAATTTCCATCTTTTTGTATTAAACTCTTTTTGTATATGTCTCTATAAGCACAGTAAGCAGCTAATGCTTGAACTTCTTTATCAGTTAGATATGGTAATCCCTCCTCATCTACTATAACACCATGATATAAGATTGTAACACTTGGATAATCTCTATCAAAAACTAAATAGTCTCCTTCCTGTCTATATTTTAAAAGAACTCCTTTATTATAAAAGACATTCTTATTTCTCTTTCAAGACTCTATATATTCCTCTATTCATTGATTGTATAGATCAGGGTATATAGTATAAGGCTTTGAAGTTTGGGCTTCTGCAAACGGAGAAAATACAGCTTCTATAATATCTACATTACATGGTAATTGTATTTTTTTATCTTTAGTGGAAGTAGTATATTTATATAAACTAGTTTGTCTATTACCAATTAACTCCCACCCAGATAATGCAATATCATCAAAATTAGTAGTATCTAGAACAGATCCATATAATATATTAGCCTGAGAATAAATTGATTTAAAATTATTTCTATTCATAATTATTTAGGTTGCTGTGTATTTGGAGTTACTGGAGTAGCAAATGAACGATACCATCTTATATATTTCTCTGTTAATCTACGTATAATTTCGTTACTTAATATTCCACAATCTAAATATGCTTCAGGATTTTCTGAGCAGCAATCTCATTCTAATAACCTACGCGGATCCTGAAATAACGCAATAACTGATATATACTTAACAAATGGAACATTAAAGATATATCCGTCCATATTACCATTTGAATTTATAGCAGTGTCTATATAAACATAAGGACTGTCAGCTCCTCTTTTACGATATTGATGATACCTATATGCTTCGTCTGTATAAACATTATATTTTATTTTTCTGTCTATACTTCCTACAAACCTTACTGTATCAACTCCATTAAGATATATTATTGGAGGAATTTCAAAATGAAGAGCCTTTTCTCCTACACTTAAATTACAGGAACATTTGGACATGTAATCACAATTTACCTCAACGCAATTTACAGCTAGAAACAACTCCTCTAAGTTCATAACCCCTTTTAATAGATATTCTCTCATCACCTGATTTCTCTCTGCTACTACTTCATCAGTAAGTTGCTCTATAGATATTTTGATATTTGCATTAAGTCCAGCTAGTCCTGTATATACATTATTTAATATAGCAGAGCTAATAGCTTCTATCGTCATAGATGTACTTATAAAAAATTAAGCAGAGTGAGCGATAATTCGCCCGCTCTGCTATCTATTATTCTTTAACTGTAAATTTCTTTTTTTTCTTGACTAAGTATCCATAACTATCTTTATAGGATACTTGAACTGTAAAAGTCTCTCCAAGTTGAGGAATATGATCTGGTTTTGCTTCAACTCCTCCAAACTCGTCAACAGTATAATTATTATTATCTAATATCTCATACTTGAACTTAGCATCCCCTAGGATATGCTTATCATCTGTTGTAGCTGAAACGACAAATTTTGACATATTTTAAGGCTAAGGATGTTTTGCTGCAATTGCGGCGTCTACCTCTGTCTTTGTGTAAGTCTCTGATTTAGTATATACATCAGCACTATTGGCTTTTTTTCCAATCTCAGTGTCCTGAGAAGTATTCTTAGTCTCAACAGCTGTAACCCTTGCAGTTAACTCCTCATCGGCGTCACTATTACTTTTAATAGCGTCTGCATTTTCTTTAATACCAGCGGCTGCTGCAAGATCCTGAGATGAAGCATATAGATCTGGTAAAATAGTAATATCATTTGCTCCAACTTTGATGGTCTCAACATTAACTTCAATTCCAGCAGGAGACTCACTTTCCTTATTCTTTAGATATTTATCAAACTCCTCAACTAAATCATTCTTTACATAGAAAGTATGTAGAGTAGTTGAATAATTCGTCTGACCAGCTACAGAAAGACCTCCAAAACCTACTCTAGGTACACAATATGCAAATGAATACTGTGTATAGGTAGCTCCCTTGATAGGCATCTCAGGTGCTGAAGGTGAGGTGAAACGAAGATTCTCATAAGTTGGAAGACGGAAATTATGCAGTAGATAATTATAAGTACCAAACTCTGCCTTATTACGAGTATACTCTATGTAATTAGTAGCTGTGCCTGATACTGTAGAAGTCCCTTTAAAAGTTAAAAGGTTATTGATCCCCTCAGAAGATCCTTCGCATCTATCCTCACATACAAACTCATTGATAACAACAGAACGTACCTTCATATACGTATCAGCTCCAGAAATGTTTACTGATGTACTTCCATCCTTCTCAACTTTAACAAACTTGTACTCAGAAGGAACAACAGTAGAAAATGCCTTATATAACTCTTCTATTACATTGGAGTCAGCACTCACACTTGTAAGATCTAGATCTACAAGGATAGGCTTTCTAAAGTACCAAAGAGCTGATCCAAAGTCTCCTCTATAGTCATTATCAAGACCAAGCTCTACAAGAATCTGAATATGCTTCTGCTTTAGATTAGTAGGCTTAATCTTAAGCGTAAACACATTGCCCTCTTCAGGGGCTGTCTTATATACAGTAGCATCTACAATGTACTTCTTAAAATACTCTCCACCGTCAAGAAATCTAAGCTTTGGACTTAGCTTCGTTCCAGCTGTATTAGGAGAACCCTTAGCAGGAGCTTTGACAACAGTAACATTATCTAAACTGTTAAGTATTACCTCTTTTTGAAAATTAAACATATTTGTATGAATTTTAAATTAATAATTAGTTATTCCCAGGAATGGCTATGGTCTGATTAATAGGAATATTAGTCTGCAGTCTGGGATCACCTGCATTTTCTAATAATAATCGTACATATATGTTAATGATTTCATAACATACATAATCAGGAAACTCTAAAACTTGAGTCCCATCTTCCTCTTTTATTAAATCGTCTTGATCCATAGACACATACATAGGAGATTTCAAATATGTAACATAAATTTTATTTAATGTTCATAATGAATTTCCACTATGTATCTCAATCTTTACAATAGACTGATTAGAAGTTCTATCATATTTATCCTTTAGTAAAATCCCATCGCCACGATCACTGTTTACTATCTCAGTATCCTTAGGATAATTAGTGGGAACTACATTTGTACCTTCTAAAGAAGTCTGATCAGTATTCTCATTATGATTAATAATATAATAATAAGGCTTCTTATGAGAAGGCCTCATATAATAATTATTAATTATTCCTGGATATAGATCAGCTGTCAATCTCTGACACGGAGATGTGATTGTTTTAGTAATACTATCTCCACACATTGATCTAGAGTCAGTACCTTTAAATTCTGCTATGCAATTTAGTAAATGCAGATAATCATTTGGTAACTCTAGTTCCCAAATTGTATCATTAAATTCCTGTTTAGGAGATTTAGTTGCATCTATAACAGTTGTGGTTTGTAAAAATCCTATATCATCAGAACTTTGTTGATTATACTCAGCTCTATTGTATACACTATTTATATATTGTTGAATAGCTTTATTAAACAAGTATATAAAATCTTCTAGAAGAATAGAAGGAGCCTTTAACTTGTTGCACTCAATTAAAGCGTATTCATAACTTTGTCTTAAAGTCATTCTACTTGTTTAATAAAATTATAGAATATTCTATTTTTTACTTGTTGATCTTTTTACGACCATCTCAGGATATGTTAAGTTTTTGATGGCATCAAAGATATTTTGATTTTCAGGGTTCTTTAGGTACATTATAATAGCTTCATCTGTGGCCCCTAACATAGTTTCACTGAACATCCAAATTCCACTCTGATTTGTAATAACATTCTTATCCTTAGCGTCAATAATCATCAGCTTTATAGCTTGATCAGATCCAGTATACAAATCAATAATTTCCTGGGGATTCTTTTCTGCCCGTGTATATAAATAATCCTGAACATCTGTGTCGGGAGCATTTCTCATAGCTTTACCTAATAGCTTACATTTGGTGATTCTACCCGCAGGAGAGTCATTTTCTATATATACATAAGCTTTAGTTACCATCTGAATTCTAGAGACTTTTCGTCTTGAGGTCTCACCCTCCTTCTCAATATAGAAATCAGCCCTACCAAATCTTTCTTTTGTACCATCAATGAGTAATATCCCATTTTTATCTTTTGAAGTACGCTCTTTTGCAATTAAAGGATTATTTTCAATAGCCTTCCATAGGTTAGCTTCATATGGATTATCTAAATCAAAAGTTTTTCCACCATAAACTTCAATAAGAGCATCTTCTGGAATGAAATAATCTCTCTCCTTACTATTTAACTCATCAGGACTCAAAATCATTTCACTATCTCCATTTTCATTATAACGAACCTTTTTTACAAAAGGTAAATTAACTCCATTTGCATCTTTACAAGGCTGAAGAAAATATTTTTTCTCTCTGCCATATACATTTCTAAGTGTAATTTTCATATATATTCTTTACAAAAAATTGTTCATCTATACTATAACTATGATATCTATAAAATTTTTATAAAAGTACCCCTCATAATTGAGGGATACTTTTATAAAAGTATTTAAATATTTTTATTAGATCTCTTCAAAGATCACTGACCTATAGGGATTCATCACCCCGCAACCGTGGTCAAATTGTTAATTATCAATAACTTACATTATTGTTCAGACTATATCTTATTCTAATCAACTGTTACCATTTATTAGAACCTTCCCATTTCGAGATAAATCTCTACTCTACTCGTTTACTCACTAAAGTTTTTCTCTTTAGCTACACTTTCGATAGTCGTTGAACGTTATTCAAAAACTTAATTTTGAATCTTCGCTGCTGATTGTCCAATCTTCTTGTTTTTCAAACATTCACACCTATTGTTACCAATTATGTTGTAGTAAAGAAGCTCTAAGGAGTTTCCAGCAATTAAAGAAGTTTATTTTTATTAATATCACTATTAATAGGGAACTCACAGTTGCGTTAAGAAACGTAACTTCCTGCATTACAGGATTTTAATCCCCAGTTTACAATCTTGGCCCCTGCGACTGGACTTGAAACCTCTCCAGAAGCTAAGCCTGTTACTCCGCCAACGCCTGTAATAACATTGTGGATTAATTGACCCCCTTTGAATGTAAAGAACATAATTCCTGGGGTTCCATTTGAATCTGAAGTTAGATCTAAGAATAACCCGTAAGCTTTCTTACTAAACTCAAGATCTAAGGATCTGTCAAGAACAAATACGATCTTATTTCCACCATATTCGTATGACTGATAGGTTGCACCAAGATCTACATAATCCTTAGCACCCTGTGACCATACGAAACATCCTGTGGTCTTCCAATCACGGATCCAATTTGACATGCGACGCTGAACTAAATTGTACATGCGAGTATTGCATACAAATGACCATACATTGCCTTGTGGTTCCTCACTCTTAGCAGCCATCTCTTGCATAGCCTGCTCCCAAAGACGAACATTAAAACCACTCTCGTTAAATGCAAACTTAGTAGCAAAACGTTCAACCTGAGGGATAATACCGTCAGTAGCAATAATAGGACGACCTAACTCATCACTAATAGTAGCTTTTCCGTTTACATCTACATTACCCTTTGAGAACAGAAGCTTGTTGTTTCGAGCCTGCATAAAGCTATCTAGACAAACCTTCTCAGCTCCTGTTAATTTAAGAGTGAAATCCTTATCCTTCGTTGCAATATTAATGAATTGATCCTCTAGAGCTCTGTACTTAGCTGAGTAATCAATATCACATCTTGTTGTTCCTATGTAAGTACGATGTTTTTCAATATTCAATGTGTTAACTTATACTTTCGTATAAGATCAGACTATATCTTTAACTTTCCTTGTATTTAAATATAAAATGATGGCAATGTGCTTGTTGTCCTTTTAAAACAGCCGCTACACCAGTACCATGTTCCTTAATAGCTTCTGTTTTTGAAGGATATTCCTTAATGAAATTATTATTTAAATCATATTGTATTACAGGTTTTTTCTGTGTACATATAACTTTATTTTTCATATAAGGAACTTTGTCTAATGATACTTGGTATCCTTTATATACTCTATTTAAACGTATAGCTGAATTAATAGAACTGCTTGATTTATCATTAAAGAATTTTGCACATTCAGTAGGACTTTTAAATTCTTTATAAAATTCTCCAGAAAGAGAATATAGAAAAATAGGTTTATTCCTTAAGCTCTGTTGTTTCTTTATATGTAACCTATCGACCTTCTCAAGAGAATAGTATTTATTAAGAACTAAATATTGTCCTTGTATTCCTCTATTAATAACACTTCTTGATATACCATATTTATCAATAATCTCATTTACTGATTCAAATTCTTGTATATATTCTCCAGTGCTATTATACTCGTATATAGGTCTGGATATATTATATATAGTATATTCCTCTAAATTTAGAGTTTCTATATAATTGTTAGTTCATAAACTATTACATGTGGATCTTTTGTATAAAATAGCGTTCCGTATAGCAGTATCAGAACAGTTATTAACTTTAGCAGCTTCTTGATACGATTTGTAATTTCTCATGTAGTTACCTTTAAGATCATATTGATAACACTTAATAGATCTGTCAGTATGATGACCACCACAAGTAGTATTATATACATCATCTCTCCTAATAAATTCTTCTGTTACTAAAAGAGACTCTAAATTGTAAGCAGATTCTTCGTCATCAAAAATAGCTAAGGTAATTCTCTTAAAGCTATCTACTCCGTATTTATTTACAGCATACTGAAAAGCTGTTTTTGACTTTTTATAGGTGCTAGGTATAGTTCTATATACCCCACATCCAATATAACCATCAAATATATCAGGATCTTTAGTTTTATGAACTCCTATATACTTCTTATAATTCTTTATGTTTATTGTTAAATAAACTATATATTTCATTTTATATTTATTTATACTTTTATTAAAGTTATCCTCTATTTCGAAATTCTTAATTTCTACTCCCTTCACAGGGATAGTCGTTGAACGTTACTTGGCATTTAGTTTAAAACTCTTATGTGATCCAAGTCTTCGCTGCTGATTAGCATATCATTTCTAACTTAGCTTTCCAGCAATTAAAAGGATGTTTCAATAAGTTTTACAACTTAAGGGAGCAATATTATACAGCTAAGAAGCTGTGGTTTACTCTGATATTTTGTGACTTTATTATTATACTTTATATTACTATAAAGAGTAGACTATATCATAATCTTATTCTTCTAAATACTTAAATCTATAGCCTTTACAGTGAGTTCTTTTTCCCTTTAATACGGAATATCCATTTCTATATCCAGCGCGTCTCATTTCTGCTGGGGTATTAAAAACTTCTAACAAATTTCAATCATCATCATATCTTCCAACTTTTTTATACACTCTATTTTGTTGTGCTTTTGAGTAATTTTCACTATTTACCTCATGTTTTCATTTTTTCATATATGGAACTTTTTCATAAGAAAATTGATAGTTATAAACTCTTGTTCCATTCTTAATAGCTCTTGATATATGGCTTTGGTTTTTTGCATGAGGCGCAATCTCATTTTGACACTCTTTTAAAGAATTAAACTCTTTAATAAAGTCTCCATTGGAATCATACATATAAATTTTCTTTTTTAATACCTCAGGACAGCCTCCTGATCCACCTAATTTTATATTATATGTATTTTGATTTTTGACGAAAGATTCATTAACAATTAATGCTTCCAAATTATAGGCGTCTTCCTTTGTATCAAATACCGCTAAAATAATTCTTCTAAATGAATTAATTCCATACTTGCATACTGCCCGTTTTAAAGGTGTTGTTGCTTTTTTATAACTTGCAGGTCTATTAGTATAGATCCCATTTCCTAAATAAAAATCTCATACATCAGGATTTTCAGTCATATGAACACCAACATAATATTTTTTACTGGCTATACAATAAGTTAAATATACTAAATATTTCATTTTGATAAGATTTTCTCCGTTTCGAACATTTTTGTTCTACTCCCTCTCGGGATAGTCGTTGAACTTTTCACAGCACTTCTCTATGAGCTTGTGTTCTCTGTGACTTAGCTGCTGATTGTCCTATAAATATATCAATTTTATAGGATATTCCAGCAATTAGAAGAATTTGCAATTGTAATTCACATTACAATGGGGCCCACTAATTTTGACCCTGTTTCCGTTTGTGTTAACTTATAGTTTCCTATAAGACCAGACTATATCATGAACTTATAATGATGATATTTTTGATGTATTGCCATAAAAATATCTTCAACGAACTTTAGCACTGTGTTTAGCTTTTCCTTGAATGCACCTAGTAATTGCACTGTAGTGTACTTTGTAGCATTTAGCTGCTTCTGCTAAACTAGTAAATGACCTGATAAAAGAGCCATCATCTTTATAACAAGCAACTGCTACTTTTTGATTTGGAGCTTCATATGTAAAATGTTTTTTGTAACTTCAGAAATATCCTCCTGCTTGAGATTGATTCCCTGTGCATACATTACTTATTAATGTTCTATCCACTAACGTAGCCTTTGAGGCCTCTCCAATAGATTTATAGTAAGTAATATAGTTTCCTTGTAGATCAAACTGATAAACGGGTCTGATTTTTGGTATTACACTATCGATATTCTCATCAGTCCCATTATAGTATCTCCACTGTCATTTATTTGAATATGTTTCTTTGATACAACAATGTGATACTGAACTTGCAGGAGCAATATTGGCTCTAGCTATTTCTGAAATATTATTTCAGACCTTTATGAAGTTTCCGTCCAAATCGTATTGGGCTATTTGACGTTGAGCAGTACTACTAGAAACTTTTCCACCTAACTTTAGATTATAGGTATTCTTATCTCTAATGAAATCTCAGTTTACTAGTTCAGCTTCTTTTTTATAAGCTTGATTTTTGCCTTCTTCAGTATCAGGATAGGAAAATAATGTCTCACGTTTGAAATTCTCATATCCATACTTAGCTACTGCTGCTATAAACCCTTTTCCTTTAGTTACTTTCCCAGTAACTCCACATCCAATATAACCATCATTTACATTTTTAATAGTTCTGTGAACTCCTATGTAAATTTTATTATTTATTAAGTTCGTTGTTTTATATACTATATATTCATACTCAATAGTATTATGAGTGTCCATAAGTTCCAAAACATTTAGTCGTTGAACATTCTCCTTGTAGGAGCCTTTGCTGCTGATTACCCAATCCTTTATATTGTCAAACATTCATATGTTAACCATATTGTAGTTATAAAGGCTCTAAGGGAGTTCCAGCAATTTGAGTTGTTTTCTCTATATACTCGCGTATATAAGGCACAGTATCCTATGCAGTTCAGGCATGTGATTAGTAATGAAACGTGTATCAGTACCAACAATAGCATCGGGCTCTAAAGACTCGTTATAGTCGTTGTCAATAAGACGACATACATACTCTACAATAGAATCGGAACGACGAATTGGAGATAGCATTACCATACATTGCTGACGAGTCTCCTCAATAACGAATACATCATACATTTCATAATAACGCTCGGGGAACTGGAATATAACCTCAGAACCATGTGAGCCGTCACCTTCAACAGCAAGAATAGGAATTCTCTTAACAAAGTTTACATCAATATCCCACTCTACTAAGAAGGAATCAAGTGACGTAAATCGATCAGACTTTTTGTAGTCCTTTGCATAAACATTCATCAGAGCCTCAGTAAGACTAGATGCTGTATACTGCTTATACAAATTAGATACAATTCCTAATCTCTCAGGTCTTTCACCAATCCATTTGTGGAAATCCTCATATGTACGGGTTCCACTCATCTGGGCATGTGAAGAACTAAAACTTGTAATTCTCATATTTACCTATTTTTTAAAATTTATAATAAATCCTCACCATATTTAGTCTCTATAGACTTATGGTGACTAATAAAACCATCTTTTTTATTGTTATCTCTTGGGATTATAGTAGTTTGTGATTTTGGCTCAGATTTCCTAGCATTCTTTAGCTGAGATTTTCAATAATTGCTGATGTCAGAAATTGCATCTTTACCATATAAAGCAAACCAAGCTAATTCAACCAACATCTTAGGATTATTTAAATCTTTAAAGAACTGAGTTTCTCCATTTTCATCTTGATTCAAAATATATCTATAGATCTCCTCTTTTTCAGAATCTTCTATTTCTAAAGATTGTGATCTACTATCTTTATAGTCCATGGAAATTTCATTAAACTCTGATAATTGATTGCTTAATGCATTCTTAAAATTATCAAATTGTTCCTTTTGAGCATTTGCTCTTTCCGTGGCTTCTTTCTCTTCTTTGGCTTTATATTGATTTCTAATAATATCAACCTTCTTCTTAAAGAGCTCTTCATTTTCCTTTGCAATTTCCAGATCTGCTTTAATGTCATCATCAGTCATATCAGGAAACTTAGATTTTAGATCCGCAGTATAAATTTCTTCATCAGAATATTCATCTACAGAGTATTGCTTAGGAATCTCTCCATTTTCTTTGATATAATCCTCTACCGCCTTCTGGGAGTAATAAGTAATTACATCTTGAATAGTAGCATTATTCTCTCTGAGATAATTAATTACTTCTATTTCATCTTTACTTAAATTAGGAGAAGTTAAACTTTTTAAGATATTTATTTTTTCTTCTGAATCTAGATCGTTAAAGGAAACTTCTTCTGTACCTCCATCTTCAGTTTCATAAGTGACTTTACCGTCCTTTAAACCATATTCATTTAAGAACGATAAAATAAAATCATCATTCTTAGGTTCTGAGAGACTAGTAGAGTCTCCTTCTGAGGAACTTGATTCCAAAATTTCTTCAGTGGTGCTATCTGGAATATTTACCTCAGTAGAGTTTGTTCCACTCTCTAAAGATGATCCCTGTGATTCATCAGAATTATCTAACAGACTATTAAATCCGTCAGTATTAAGTTCAAAATGATTATTCGGCATATTTCTTATTATGTCTTATTAATAATAATATATTATATATATCGCAGCAAATATAATATATAAACTGTTTATTTCCAAATAAATTACTATTAATTAATAATAATTTATTATTTTTCTAAAATTTGTTCACAAAAATCTAGAATATTATCCGTTATATTTCCAGCTTTATCTAACTTGTCAATAATATCCTTTAAAAAATTAACTTCACTTTCTGTGAATTCTACTTCTATTGGCACAGCATTTGGATCCCAAGTAACCTTGTCCTCTGTTATATTAATCTTTGCTGACTCCATCTCTTCACTAGAAAAATCAATTTTTCTTCTAACATTTCGTTTAGAAATCATATCTACAACTGAACCTTGTTCAGGTAGATTTACTAGCAAAATTAACCTTGTAGCAATGTTTAATTTAAGTTTTTTCATATTTGTTCTTATTTTATTTATAATATCTGCAAAGATAAATAATAATTATTTAATAACCAAATTTTTAATGTATATAAATAAAAAAAGCCACCAAGTTATTTGGTGGCTTTCATCTTTCTAATATTTATGTTTAATCTCTATAGTTAATTTTTTCCTACATTCATCACATAAAAATCTCTTTGCAATTCTAAACATCTTCTGTCCAACCTCTCCTGCTAAATATTGATACTTTTCACTAAACGGATCTATATTGCAGGCAGAACTTATATGCATAACTAAATGGCCTTTCTCATGATCAAATGTGTTTTGAAATTCAGCGGCCGAGGTAGTTATACCTATAACTACTATGGAACATCTATGTTTTAAACTAGAATATGTTAATCCTATATTATAATTTCCACTTAGCAAAGTATCTTCAGCCTTTACTAATTCAAACATACTACAATCAATCAATTCTAGTTCCTCTAGAATCTCATCTACGTAATATGTATCAACTGCATAATATACCGTTATATGTCAGTCTCAATCTTCCAGGTAAAAGTTCTGAACTATCATACTAAATTAGAGCATATCTTCTCACATAATTGGGGTTCCTGAACCAATACAATCTGCATAAAACCGAGTCATTGGAAGACCATCATACCCATCTGGATCATCAATATAATCTTTTACAAATTGTAAAAGATTTCGATCATTAGTAATAGATTTTCCAAAATAATCCGATCGTGCCATATGATATACATAAGATACATCATATCCTACACAATTATCAACAGTTATATTATAGTTCTTAAACAATGTTTGTATTTCGTCTTTTGGGGTCATTTGAATCTTTTCCTTCTTTCCATCTTGACTCAATCTTCACATTCTTGAAACAGCCCATTCACATAGCTTTTTGTTAAAATGCCATCCATTCTGGGCTAGATATTCTTCCATACCAGACGGCATTTTATCTCTAATATCTAACCTCTCTCTTCTCATGATTATCGACCTCTACGTTCTCCCATGCGATAAGAAGACCTATAATTAGATCGTTCTCCCATCATCTCATCCATGGCTTTTTCGTATCCATCCTCAAAACCACACTCATATGCCTCTTTCTCGGTTTTCTCGTAACCTCTCATGCCCATACGATAGTCTAAGTCCCGATCTCTTCCTTCTCTAATTTCCCACACTCTCATATATTACTCCTTTTTTAATTGTAACATAAGTTTCTTATTTAGATCCATTAACTCAGTAATACTTTTCGACATCTCTCCCATTTGAGTTTTAAGAGAATTTATCTCCAGTTGCTGTTGTTGTTTCTCAGCAAATTCAGGATTTAATTCCGACAGTATTCGATCACAGTTAGAAATCATTTCTTTATGAAAATCTATACTGTTAAGTATTGTAATGCTCTTCTGCTTAAGACTTGTAATCTCAGCGTTCATAGCTTCTCTACTATCAGATAAAACTATATTACTATTATTAAAATCAGCAATATCTAAATTAGCTGGAATCTTTTGATATGTAACATCTTGGTTGTTCACCTTAACTACAATATCTACAACCATCTCTTGGGGTTGTCCAAACATTGGCTGTACTGGATATTTAGGAACAGGCATCGAAACACTAACTACAGAGCCTGTTTCTAATAAAGCCCTGTCTTTGTGTAATATAAATACTTGGTTATTTGGTCTAAGTGATTGAAACATATTATACTGTTATTACTTGTAAAACATCCGTTAATCTATCGTAGTAGAATAAATAAACCCCAGTCCCTGGGATTCCTGCTACCGTAAGATTTGCACCTCCTGTGGTGGTGACATTATTGGTTCCTCCTATTTCTGAAGTAAATCTAATTGGAAGTGTTGCAGTGGTTCCAGCAGGAATTTCCTGCCCAATTTTTACAAGCAATAGTCCTCTAAAAGGAGTATTAAATGCTGCATGATTTTTAAATTGAAAGGTCACAGCATCTGTACCCACAGAAACACCAGTTGTCTCTACTGTAGGAATACCTCTAGTATTAATAAATTGATAAGGATATATTGCCATAACTACAAATTTTTATTAACCCCAATAATTACCATTTCCATATAAACCGTATCCTAATCCATAACCAAGACCATATTGTGCGGCTACACATGTAGGAATTCCAACAACAGGAGAATATGGAACAGATACTGATTCAGGAAGTTTACACTTTATACTATCTACTTCCCTCTGAAGGGTCACCAAGGCAGCACTAACTGGAGCAATTGTTTGAGCTTGGTAAGCTTGGATAGCATTTGTTTGATGCTCTTGAGAAAGCTGGTTGATAAGAGCAGACTTATCCTCACGCAGAGCATCGATTTTGTTCTGCATTTCTCTCATTTCAAGCTGACAAAATTTGTCATTAATGAGAGTTGTCTGTTGGTCGATTTTACTCCCTAAAACATTAGTCTGATTTAGAGTGGCTAATTGATTTTCATAACCTTGTTTAGTTATCGACTCTCTAATATCGCAGCAGCATGAAGCCAGCTGTGAAGCTATTTGACAGTTGCCAGACTGAATGGCATTTATAATCTGTTGACCACTCATACCTACCTGATTTCCAACTGACTGAATCTGACTCTGTACAGCGTTTATAGCTGTCTGAATAGCATTAACATCACAATTTAAAGTCGTTGCTAACTGACCAATTGCATTTCCATTACCATTAATTGCCTGTAGTAACATCTCTCTACCATAATCGTTATTAATTTCATTTGCTAAACCACCACGGTTACCAAATCCATTTCCTCCCCAACCCATAAGGAAGAATAAAAATATAACCCAGATGAATCATCCGCCTTCTCCAAAGCCATCGTTATTACGCATAGCCAGAAGAACACTTGGATCGATTCCTCTCTGCTGCATTAGTGGTCCTAAAAGTGATAACATACCGTTGTTACCAGTAGTATCACCAAATACATAAGTTTTTTCCTCTGCCATAAACTTAAATATTTAAATAGTTAAACATTATTTTGTGTTGATCAACACTACAAAGTTACAGACAGAGAATTCTGAAACCTAACGATGCTAACAAAAATAAAAAAGTCCCTTAAGTATCTCTACTTAAGGGACTTATATTCAGTAAGTATTATCCTAACAATGCTAGTTATCTAAAAACTTATCAAGATCCTTTTTGTATCAATAAAGTTCTTTAAATCCTTGTTGTTTTCTACCAACAGGAAGTTTCTTTGCACGAACGTAATTGTCAAATGTAGCTCTACTAATTTTTAAATACTTACATGCTTGATATTTACTTAACTTCTCATTTTTGTTTGTTATACTAGAAAGATAATCTATTATTTCTTCACACTCTTCTGGTGTTAAGTTTGAATTTCCTGTATCAATATCGTCAATTATCTTGGCTAATAATGTTCTTATTATCTTAATCATATTTAATCACTAAAATCCATTTTAACTTTACTTTTTATATTTTGGACTAGTGCTAAGTATTCCTTATACTCATGTTCTGAAGAGTCTGAGGATAGCAACCCAAGTATTTTACAGTTATAACTATTTATTAAATCAAATTCTTCTGTTTCACTTAGATACGCTCTTATTACTCCTTCAACACAGTCCTTATAATTTGGATTCCCAGACAAATATATTTGAATATATGAATAACACTTTGTGTTAGTATTATCTATACCGTTTGATATATTGTTCTCAATTTCTTGAATATCATAATTATAATAGTACTTATTATTGCCAAGTTTAGTAATCTTTCCAGGATTCTGATTGTTAGTTACTCTTACTGGTGTTTTCATAATTTCTATATAAATTAATTTATTTTACTTAGATATCATATTAATTACCACTTAGTTACTAGAGATACAGAACGAAATCCAAGGCCTGGCCATAAATGACTTTCGTCTTTACTAACCTCTAAACTTAGAGGGCTTACAGAATCAGCCCCAGTAGCACATCCTTTAACCAAAACAGATTTAATATTACCATTTTTTTCACCTGTAGCAACATAAGAACACATATAGGTAGTACTTGAGCCTCCCATACTAGAGCTAATAATCTCTCCTGTTTCTCCTAATGCTAGAGACTTAGTATAACCCTGGGTATATATCTGCTTTCCAATAAATTTCATTTTGTCTTTTTGGGTCTCTCCTCCACCAAAGTTATTGGGGTCTGTTGTAGTATATACATTATAGTACTTATATTCTTCCTCTTCCTGAACTCCCTGAAGTAGAATTCCTTCAACACCACACCATAAATGTCCAAAAGGATTGTCAAACCCTCTTCATCTTGGAACTTTTAGGGTTGTGCTAGGTACTGTTACATCATCACTAAGTACTGTTTCAGGAACATTAAAATCTTTTACTCCTGTAAAATTCCCAAATTCATTACAATAACCACATGGTATAATGGGATTATATCCATTATAATTCTTTCATTGTGTAAAGTTAGAAACTCCTTCGCCAAGCCCTCCTTGATGGTACCCTTCTGACGTTAGACTAGAATTATAAGCCTCTTTTACGTTAAAATTAGCATATTCTATTATATAGAGCCATCCGAATATTCACTTATAGTAATCATAGCACAAAATTTCAGATCCTGCGTTTCTAACATAAGTTCTAAAAACAGTTTTAGTTAAATTAGTTCTAGACTTTCCTAAGTCTGTTCTTCCTACATTTGAACTTAAGTATTGATCATAATCTGATCTATTACTTCCACCTCTAAAATTAGAGGTTGTATTAACTACTGATACTGCCTTTAGAGTTTCTGGATCTGTAGTATCTACAGTACAAAGATATGCGTCTACTAACATTTCAGGAATCTCAGTTCAAGAGGGATCAATTTGTACCTGAGATACTCTAACCCAATGTTTAGAACCATTAGTACCAGATTTTCCATAAAATCTAGGTATATGTACTCTTACAGTTCCATCAGTACCATCCAATATAGATGGTTCTCCATTTTCCTTTTTAGATCAATCGTTAGGATCTAAATAGTAGTTTATTTCTCCTTTATTTGCTACACATCCTTTAAATGCAGACTGAATAGGCAAAGATTTATGTAGCAAAGGATTTCCTATTCTAGTTAAATGGGGGTCAGCTACCGTATCATCCCACTCTACCCCATAAGAAAGTAGATCAACAGTAGCTTCGTTATTAAAAGTATCTAAATCATAAACCCTTTCAGTAGTAAATGATCCATCTATACAGCTTATCTTAAGAACTGTAATATGATGAATAGAAGCGTTATATTCAACATAAACATATCCTCCCTCTACAAATAAGTCTCCATAAAAGAAAGCTCCTTTAATATTTATTAGGCAAGGTCTTCTTTGAGTTAGTGAAGATAATTTATAAGAATTTATTATCTCTAGCCGAGCCTCATTGGAATCTTCTGGAAATATAATTCCTCCTTGAGCTATGAAATTATTATTTTTACTTTCCTCATCTAAATTAATTCCAATACTAGAGTCCCTATAAGCTGCAACTATATCAAAATTAATTTCATCGATTTTATTTAGTTCTCCTGATACTGTATTAAGTCGATATTTTAAAAGAGTGTTATCAACAATACTACAAACGATCATCTCGGCACTAAATATATCATCAGGAAGCTTCTGAATCTTTTCATAAAAATAACCTGGATTATTATCTACTAAAACTAATACTATCTTACCTTCTGTATCTAATATCTTGGTTATCTCTTCTACATTTTGATTAGATTCCTCTTCCTTGGTACTCAGCTTGAGTACTATAACATCACTAGTAATATCACCTGTACCTAATATAGATTGTCCATTAATAGTTTTTAAATTATCTGATAAGTCAATGATCTGAGAAGTATTATGTGTATGCTTTTTAGCAGAAAAACTATTTACATTAAACCCAGAGTCTTTTATTAATTTTCCTGATGCATCTGAAAATATAGGAATATTATTAGCAGTTACTTCATTAGGTCCAGTAACATCTCCACTTCCCGATGTTACACTGTTTGCTGGGGTATACCCCAAAGCATCAATAATATCCTCAGATGTAACATTTAAATCAGATAAAGTAGTAGGTATTTCTATGTTTGCAACTTTTTCCTCAGAACCATCAAAAGACGTCAATTCACTGCCGTTTTTCTGTATTCTTAGCAATTTAGGAGTCTTAGTTCCATTAGTAATAATGGAACTAATAGTTGTGGAACTACCTGTTATTTTTCCGTCCAAATTAGAAATCTTAGTATCTACATCTGACTTAGTGTAATAATTACTTAAATCTATAGACGTATTTCCAATTAATTCTCAAGCATCATTAACCCATAAATATTCCTCATACAAGTCAGTTCTAGCTTGAGCTTTCTTAACTAGATATATAACGTTTTCTTCTCCTTCTTCAGGGAGAGACTCTACAACTCTTACAGTTCCAGAAGTAATCTGGTTAATCATTTCTTTTAGAACCTTTCCTTGGTTTGCTGATAATGACTTATCAGACTCTGACGAGTCTAAATTATCTACTATTAAAGCTGTAACTTGAGCTTTAATTCCACTATCAACTATATTATTGACTTTATCATTTACTTCAGAAATACTTTGATCTACTCTACTAAACTCTATTTTAGTCTGTTCATTTATAGAATCTAAAGCTTCTTTAACACCTCCTGAAGAAATTAGTTCCTTGCTTCCTGTAGTTGGAGATTCATCTGGGTTTTCTACTTTATCAACTATATTGGGAATTACTGCTAAAGCTAAATTATATTCTTCCTCAGTCCCTTTATATCCATTTTCTACTGCTGTAGTGTACGCATCTTTTCCGTGTAAAGATTCTATTCACTCCTCCTCTGTGCCTTTATATCCAAGTTTTACAGCTGATTGATATGCTGAAAGCCCTGGAGCTCCTATTGTTCCAGGGAATATTTCCCATTTTCCTGTATTTTTATTATAATGTTTAACACTCATAATTTTCTTTGATTTAACAATTTAAGACCCTTGAGTATTATATCCCGCAGCATTAACATAAATTTCTCCCCCAATGTAAGAAAAACAATAAACATAATAATCAAAATTTCCTATGTTATATATCCCAGCCATAACTCTTACATTCTGAGGAAATGATAAAATTTTTTGTGTAGTTACTACTACTGCATCTTGATTATTTCAATCAAACCCAGTTACACTAGTAATGTTACTATTACATCCAGAGTAATTGTATCCTGCTTCAATGATATCCTCAGCATTTCCTCCATTCTTTAGTGTCTCATATTTACTATTAATAGAGGAATTTAAAAGATTAATTTGACCATCTACATAAGACTTATTGACATCACACTTGTATCATTTCCCGTGTGTATATACTTCTAAGGTATCAGCTACAAAGGAAGTATATTTATCATATTCATCTTTTGCTGATGTTAGTTTTTCTTCTAGCTCAGTTTTTTTTTCAAAATACTTAAACTTATTAATATTTTCCATATGTTTTTATTATTTAATACATAATGCAAATATAATTAATATATTATTATTATCATAATAATAACTCAAATTTATAGAGTTAGGATCTATTTTTTTATACTAGATCCTAACTCTATTATTTTGGGTTAAACTTTTTAAGCTAGTTTATTAGCAAATATTGATATACTAGTCCCATTTAGCAAACTAGCTGCCTGAGGCTGGGTAAGCTCTGCTCTATAAGAAGGACTTCCACCATTAGAGTCGGCTAAATTTACAAGAATATTTCCTGAACCAGGGTTTATAGCCAGTACATGTGATAATTCACCCTCGGAGATAGTAAATCCATTTATACTACTTTGTACTGAATATCTGGTAGGACCAGTTACTGCAATACCATTAATCAACATTTGGACATAATAAGCTATTCTAGGTGCTGTTCCTAGGAACTTAATTGTCAAAGTTCCTGGACCAGATTTTGCTTCTTGAGTAATAGTAATCTGATAAATATCTGAATCCCAATCAGATTGATTAGTAACAAACTTCATATTTACAATAGCATATCTTTCTGAAGTAGTAGTATTTGCTCCAAAGGTTACATAGTTGCCACTAGCTGAAATGTTTCCACTACTATCCACTAAAGAAAAGGTTACACCCAAACCATATTGAGAAGCCCCAGGCTCTCCAATACTCATAGCAACTTTACTTGACCCCGAAGAATATTTGTAAACAAGATCGCACTCTCCTCCTGAATAAGAGTATCCAGCTTGAGTTGCAGGTATAGTTTCTTGAGTAGGTACAGGATCTTGAGGAGAAATTTTCTTTGAAGTCACCTCATTTGCAGCTTGATATACTGTAACAGTGCTTGACGCAGATTTACTATTTAAAGTAACTGTAACTGTAACTTCCTCTATTCCTGTCCTGGGCCCTTCAACCGTTCCTCTTGATGGTATTCTTACTTTACCATCTACTCCTGTATTTGTGCCTCCCTTATAGCTAACTGACGCTCCTGAAGTTATATCAGTTGGAACTGAAGAGCCTGAAGTATAAGAGTCAGTTTTAGTTTGCTTATAGCTTAATGTAGGGCTTAACACACTTCCACTTGCGGGAGCTTCTGCGTAACCAAAAGTAGTAATTGTAACATCACTATAGGTAGTAGTCTTAGTGTTAGCAGCTTGATAAATATCAGTAGTTTTAGTACCAGTTCTACTGTTGGCTACTACAGTAACTGTTGCAGTAATACACTTATTTCTAGCACTTTCTGTTGTACCCTTAGTACCTTGAGTGTAAGACCCAGTTTGGGGATTAACAGCACTACCACTATAAGTCACAGTACCTCCTGTGGTGATTGTTCTATCTTTAGATTGTTCAGATGTATAAGTATCCTCTACAGTCTGAGATCAGGATATTGTGGGAAGTACAGTTCCTCCTTTAGCAGGGATATCAGGGTAAGTAAATGTAGATATTACAGGAATAGCATATTCTGTAGAAACTACTTTATTCTCCTGCTGATATATATACATAGTTCCTGATGCTGATTTACCATTAGCAGACCATGTTACTGCTTGAGACTTAACTACAGTTTGGTTTGAAACAATAACACCCTTTGAAGTAGCAGTTGCAGTAATAGAAGCTACACTAGGATTAACATCATTAGTACCTGATGTTGCAAGACCAGTGACCTCATCTTTTGTAGCACCTGAACTATAAGTATAGGTTGTCCACTCTTGAGATCTTTGTCAAGGCTGTTTACCTTTGCCTGCTGTTGCCGTAGCACTACCACCTTTAGCAGGAATAGTAACATTAGTGATAGTTCCTGCTGTAATATTAGAGTATGTTAAAGTACCTCCTGATACACTAGTAGCTTCCCTAGTATTTTCTGCCTGGGTTAATGTAATCTGAGAAGATACTCCTGAGTAGGTAACTTTTAAAACTGTAGTTCTTGCGTTTCCTAATACAGTTCCTCTATTAGCTGCAGATATATTTACATAGTAGCCTCCTGTAGATCCAGAACTCATTGTAAACCCATCAGTAGAGGATATTGACCATGCAGAGTATGGTACTAAAGTAGTTTCTATACCACTAGTTCCTGCAGTAGTAGTAAATAGAGCTGTATAAGCATCAGATCCACCCTTCGCTTCATAGGAAAGACGTGGTGAACTATAGTCATTTATATGCCTTATTTCTACACTGGTATATTTATTTTCAGCTTGTTGTACTTTATATGTAGCGGTGCCCTCTTTACCATTTAAAGACACCTTTGCCGTAACTGTAGCAACAGTAGTTACCCCTGAAAGAGTACTGCCCTTACTAGCTGCTGTAACAGCTCCATTTGAACTACTAGCTCCACTATAAGTCACAGTACCTCCTGTGGTGATTGTTCCTCCACCTGTAGTAGATCCATTCCAACCTCATGTTTGAGAATAAGATATAGTAGGAGAAACGGTACCCCCACCAGCAGGAATTTTACTATAACTTAGAGATACAGTTACATTAGAGTATGTCTTAACTCCAGCAGATTGACTAGCATTATAGCTGTTATTAGCATTCTGCCCATTAGCAGTAACAGTAAAACTAATTATTACTGATCTACTACTGCCTGAAGTATTCTGTTTTCATGTTAATACTCCTGTAGAGTAATCCAAAGTCACATATGTAGGAGATAAGCCAGATATAGCAAAAGACCTAGTACCTGTAATACTTTCTGTAGTTTTAGCTCCTGAATCATAAGAAACTGCTTGGGAGGTAGCTATAACAGGACTTGATGTTGCATTTGCCGTAGCAGAAGCCTCAGGATAGTGAAAATCAGATATGGTTATTGCTCCATAAGCCTTTGTATTCTCAGCTTGAGTTAACGTTACTTGAGCTGAGAGTTGTTTATTCTCAGTAGTAGAGGAATTTAAGTTTACAGTTAGAGTTCCTGTTCTTTGACTTCCTACAGTGGTTCCTCGGTATTCTCCAATCACGGTAACAACTCCATTTGATAATGTTTTACTAAAGTAAGACTGTGAAAGAACTCAATCTCCAGCAGCTCATGTAGTAATACATGTTTGATCTCCTGTTGTATACACAGCCCATCCTGTAAAGGGATTTGAACCCCCCGCAGCTGAGTATGTAAGCGTAGCTGGTATAAAAGAGGTAGTAGATCCTCCTCCTATCTTAAGACTCGTTATATAATTCTTAGCTTGAGTAAGAGTAATAGAGGAAGCTTTTCCTCCATAGGTAAAAGATAGAGTACCTGATCGTGCAGCTCCTGGGGTAGTACCCCGTGAACCTATAGTAACACTAACAGCATTATCAGTATTGTTGGTTTTGCTAAGAGAGATTCACGAAGCATTAGTACTTCACCCAGAATACTCCCCTTGTACTCTTGATTTAGTATTGCTAGTATAAGTAGCATATGCATGATATCAGGTATCTGCAACTCCTATAGCAGATATTGAAGTTATAGGAGTCTTATCTTCCCAGCTTCTGATATCTAAGCTTTCAACCTTATTGGCCGCTTGAGTACAATTTAGAGTTGCTCCTATTCCATCAGTGGTAGTTACAGTAAAGTTTGTAATATCACTAACTACATCTCCTTTGGAAGGTATAGTAAAACTTACAGCTTTTCAAACTACACCATCACCTTCTATCGTATATAACTTCTTAATAGCACCAGGAAGCGAGCAAGATCATAAATCTACATTCCCTCTATCTCCATTATTTTTTGAACCAGATGTAAAGGTATTTTGACAAACATATACACCAACGCCACCAGAGGCTAAAAAAGAAGAAACAGCTTCTGCACCATTATCACGTATAACCTTAGTTTGAGTAATTACATTTGCTTGTCTTATTAAAGTACAAGTTGCAGTTAGATTTCTTGCTTTAACAGTAAGAGTGCTACTTTGTTGGGGAGTAACAGTAGCTCCAAGATTATCTGTTTCAATAGTTAATTTATAACCTGATCTTGTAACTGTAAAAATCCCAGTACTATTTACTTCATATGTAATTTCATCTTGGGGAATATTAGAGATTATATTCAAATCCAAACTACTTCCAGAGGCTAAGAAAGTAAGAGAACTAGCACTTAAAGCTAGTTCTTTCTTACTATTTGCTTTATTTTGTGTGTAAAACCAAAACATAATTATATTCTTTTATATCCTGCAGCATTTATAATTGCATTAAACGATTGCTTATTATTTACACTAAAATCAGTTACAGGCTGAAAGTGTATAGTAAATACAATAAAGTCATAGTTAGGATTTGAAGTTAAATTTACAGTTGGGTCTTTAGCATCCTCTGAACAAACTATAGCTGCTACATCTGTTCCATAATTTCATTTAACCCCTGTTAATCCGTTTTTGGAAACCATCAAAAAAGCATCTGCTGAATAAGGATACCTATAGTTTGTTCCTACAGAAACAGTTAATGATAATACTCCATTACAAATATCTATTCTAACATCATATCCTGGATAAATAGTTCCTTCTGTAGTATTTCCTCAATATTGATAATTTGTCATAGTACTATTCATTAAAGTACCTGTATTTAGCTGTTTAGTTGTAGGAGAGATACTCTGGCCTTCTGGGGTAGTATAAGTTTCTGAATGAAGCACTGGCAAATCATTCTTATCTACATGCATCCCAGTTACTCTAAACTTATACTTACCTCCTCCTCTAACAAAGAAACTATACTCAGAGCTATAAGTTAATTGACCTATATTCTGAATAGGAAGAGATGTACAATATCTATATGTTGATACTTCTACAATACGTTCTCTACCTGAGTTTACAGAACCCCATCCATCTGGAGTATCTTTTCAACGTATATAACAGGAATAACTTCCTTTTCCATTAGAAGCGTTAAATGATCCTCAGGAAGTGGTAGTATAATTTAATGGACTTCATACTTCAAATGTAAATCTATCGTCAGTATTTGCATTATATTTTGATTCATATGTAACAGGATAATAGGTATTAGGATCTAAAGTAGATGCATCAATATCATGAGTATATGATTTCTGAACTTTATTTTCCAGAAGATCTTTATCAATAGAAGACATTAATCCATTAGTTGTGGTTGTAGCAGCTATTAGATTTTTACTGTCATATATAGTTCTAGTATCTTCTCAAGTTTCTGCATATTGTCTTCTTCATGTAAGATTTGAACCATTTATGTTAGGATTATAATTAGCAACAATAACCATTCCATAACGGGACCCATCATAATTCTCACCATCATCACCCCCATTCCTATGCCTTATTGAGAGTAAATGGTATCAGGAATTGTCTTTATAATAACCTCCAATAAACGATCTATAATTAGGAGCATCTGTATTTAAATTAGTTCCTACTAAAGTACCACTAATAGGTAGTGATCCTAAATTACCATTACTTCCATCATATGTAGATTTAGTATATGGAAGTAATATCTCAGTTCCTGTTAATGTTCCTGTTAATGTGCCTCCTGATAATTTAAGGAATTGGGAATTGGACCATTCTTTAGTGGCTACTGGTTTATTATTTATAGTAAGAGCCTCTCCATTACTACTATTTTCTACATTTCAGACCCCCGTAGTCATATTAACTCTAAACCCAAAGTCATATCCATTTTGTACTCTATCAGCAAAATACCCTATAAATCCTAGAGTGTTATTTAAACCTCCAAATGATAGAGTTCCTCCTATATTAGATTTAATACCAAGGAAACAATGTCAATTACTATCATCTATATTATTCATCCCATTAAACATGATAGCTGCGCTTCCCTTTCCATATTCAAATGCTCCTTTATCATTCACTACTGACACTCTACCTGTCATTTTACCTCCTGAAAGAGGTAAATAATTTCCTATATTAATAGAATCTAATTTAGCTTTATCAGCTGCTGACATTACTCCAGCCTTTTCTGCTGAGGCTGATGGAATAGGTATGTTAATAGACTCGCCAGAACCAAAAGGGTTTGAAGTACTACTACGAGATTTTTTTATAAGATTAATTCTAATTTGATCAGAATCTCTTGAAACAGCGTTAGTGCCAATAGAATTATCAATATCACTTATGTTTGTAAGACCTAGTGAGTCCAATATATCTTTGTTAAGCTTACCTTTGTCACCTGCATAGGCAGTTGTAGAAGTTTCTCCTAAAGATAAAAAATCAGGCTTATCAGTAATATTGGACCATGATACACTACTTGCTGAACCAACTGATAATTCACTCGGATTAATTCAAACAGGAGCTTCATCGTTTCCTGATGACTTTAAAATTTGCCCAGATGTTCCAGCTGTTTTAGGAGCATATATACTAGGTATGTTATTAGAGGATGTAGATCATACATCATAACTAATATTATTAAGAGAAATATTTCTAGTCACAAAGGTAGGTTTACTAGTTACTCCTGACCAGGGTACACTAGCAGCAGAACCTGCTGTATATATCTCATATCCTGCTGAATTATCAAGATTAGTAACATCTACAACTAAATACATAAGACCTGTATCTAGTTCCTTAACCGTATCTCCTTCTTGAACATCATTAGAGGTAAGTTTAAATCTAGCACTTTCATTAGCTACAGGAACTAATCTTTCTAGAGCTCCTTTTGGGAGTCTAGCTATATCAATTGTGCCAGAAATTATTTTTGAAGCATCAAAAGTATGACTATTTAGAAGTTCTTGAACCTTTTCTGTATTTATATCACATTTATATACCTCTCCATGAGTTCATATTTCCTGAGTACTTTCAATAAATACTAAACTAGTTCCTAGTAAGTCTCCATATGTATTCCCTCCATCCGTAGATTCTTGATAATGGCTATTGAACTCCTCTTTATTTTGGAAATATACAAATCTTTTATCAATAATTGCCATAAATATAATATGTTAAATTATTATATTCTCCTCTTTATTTTGGAAATATACAAATCTTTTATCAATAATTGCCATAAAGAGGAGAATATAATATGAAATTAACTTTCTAAGAACTCCTCTCACTTCATTAATGAGTCTGCATATTGTTTTAGCTCAGTCTTTAATCCTTCTAGATCAAATACAACCCAACTTCCATTTTGCCGTAAATATAACTTTCCATCCTCAGGAGCCTCAGTTACATCTCCTGTAATGTGTAAGTCTCCTTCTCCTAATATAGATTGTCCATTAATAGTTTTAATATTAGTTCCTGAAACTAGGTTATCTTGTTTAGACTGTGCAAGAGAGGAAATTTGTGTCTCGTTTGTACTTACTCTAGTCTTAAGCGATTCTAAAGCTTCTGTTAAGTTAGTAAGATCTGTAGAGACTGAGTTCAGTTCCTCTAAGTACGCTAAGTTTTTAACTCCTCCTGGAAGATTAACTTGTGGTCTTTCTGAAGAATTTAATAAAACTTTAGTATTGATAGTTCCAATGTTAATTGTATTATCTTCATTAGACAATGCTATTAGTAAATAAGTATTTTCTGTACCTGTTGAAAGTAAAGAACTATTTTCTGGAAGAACTATGTTTTTACTTTGAGAACTTTCATCAATTGTCCAAGGCACTTTATCAGTCTCTAATCTCTTAACCTCAGAATCTGAATTATCTATTTTAGATAAAGTCTCTGAAGCTATACTTATTTGAAGTTTACTGTCTTCTGTGGTTGTAAAGGATATTCCAGTGCCTTGTAGAAACTGAGCTTTTGCGAGTCCTTCTATAGAATCTATTCTATTCTTATCCCTAATTGATATAAATCCTGCATTTGTTTTAGTAGCTTCAGGAAGGAAAACATTTTGAACATCTGTGATAGTAAAATTTCCATTTTGGTCTTTCTGTCTATACCCAAGTTCTAGAATAATCTGATCTTTTTCAAGTTCTCCAGGAACTTCAACTATTTTTGCACTATAGTATAACTTATCTGGAACTGATACTTTAAATTCATCTATTTCATATTTTGTATAATAATCATCTAAATCAAAGTCAAGTTCTCCATTTCCTCATCTCTCCCACATATATGTATCTTCTACAGTATCAGGAGAATGAATAACTACATATTCATCGAATAAGTTATTAGGTTCTGTTTTACTTGAAGGAACCAATCAAAGTTGCCCTAACTTATCAGCAGTAGCGGGTCCTAATGCTTCAAAACTATCTGCAAACTTTATCTGTAATCCAGTAACCATTGAAAGGTGATCTAATGCAGTAATAAAAGCTTCTTGTGTTAGGGTTCCTCCAGCAGCTAAGTATGCATTATAAAGGAAGTCAACAACACTATACCCACCTAACGCATCATCACATGGATCATATCATATTTTGTCTTGGTCTGGAGCTCCACTAGGAAAATCATCTTGACAACCAATTGCAATGTTTTCATCTCCAGGATCCCCCTTCTCTCCTTGTGGAATTCCAAATTTAAGATTTGCATCACTAGTATCTGGATTTAAATCAGTTACATAAGGTTGAGCATCAGGAGCTAGTTTTTCTACCTCAGAAACTACAGTAACAGTAGCGGGCTTCCCTCTAGGTACTTTAACATTAAGAGCTCATTCTCTAGGAGCATTACTCTTATTTAAAGTTATATTAGCCTTTTGATCCCAATCTATAGTCTCAGTAACTCCTTCAACAAACCGTGGTAGAACATCACCTTCAGTTGTTAATAAGTTACCAGAAGACATTTCCATAGTTATTTTACCATCATCTGTAATATCTACATTTTCTATAGTGTCTCCTTTTAACTCATTTAGGTAACATAAAGTTGTTCATTCACTTACTGGAATTCCATCATAACCCCAAAGGATTCTATCATCCTCTAAAGATCCAGGTCGCCCCCAGACCCTAATCAGTTTGACGCTTTTTCCAGGAATATTACTTACAATTCCTGCATTGTGCCACTCTGATTCGCTAGGAGTTTTATAGTATAATTCCTTTTCTATGCCTGAAGATGTTGTAACTATTTTAAACTCAGGGGTTTCTCCATCTTTTCCTGGTACTCCTTGAATACCTTGAGGACCGTCGTCTCCTGTGCTTCCTTTATCCCCTTTATCCCCTTTAGGAATTGTAATATTTAGAATTACATTAGTATCAGTGCCGCTGTTTGTAATGGAAACTTTAGATCCTGCTTCTCCTGTCTTTATAGTTCCTATTTTAATAGTGGCATTTTTTCCAGGATCTCCTTTATCTCCTGTTCTACCATCAACACCATCTCTTCCAGATGGACCTGGAGATCCAGTATCTCCTTTTGGTATAACAAAATCCAGTATAGCATCTGTTTCAGTTCCTCTATTTTTAATCACAACACTCGATCCTGGATCACCCGTTGTAACAGTTCCTAATTTAATAGTTGCCGCGCGACCTGTCTTTCCTGTATCTCCAATCTCTCCTTTTTCTCCTGGGTCTCCTTTAAGGTCTGTAATAGGAACCTCACTAGGCTCTCCAGAAGTTAAAACTCATTTTAATTTTCCATCTTCAACAGTCGGAACCCATGATTTTCCTTCTGGACCCTCGGATCCTGCCATTACAAAATTCCAGTGATTACTTGGTTCTATTCCTATAATTGTTCCATCTTCTGTTTTCTTTAACCTAGGCTTGGTAGTAGCAGTCGATATATGGCTTCTAGTACAACTGAGCAAGGCTCCTTCAAAAGAAATAAAATCAACTATATATTCATCATTAAAGTAATGGGTTCCTTCAATTCACTCTCCAGACATTTTAAAGGAAGTTCCTTTATAAAAATCTCTAGAGTTATATAAACCATAGTACTCTCGTGAATTTTGAAGATCAACATCAGGAAGTATATCTATTTTATTCATATTTAATAGTTAATTTATAATTAAGATATTTAAGCATAATGTACTCCATTTGTACTGTAGAGGATAACTCTAAATGAATATGGAATTGCGTCTAAATCTTGTATAGCTAAGCTATCCCCAACAGAAGGTGTTGAAGTATTAACTGAAAGAGCGTCTAACACAATTTCTACACTTCCTGAGGTAGGAGCATTTTCTGCCATATGAAATATATATTTTATATCCCCCTCTGTTTGTGCAACTCCCATACAATGTAGTATCTGATTTGAATTACTAAAGTTAGATCCAAGATTTATTTGGAATATGTGACCTTTATTAATTGTATACCCTATTCATGCCACGGTTACTTTTAAAACACTTTGAGGAACACTCTTGTAAACATAAGAGGTGACATGTCTCCTATTTACACTGACATCTAAAATATCAATAATGTTTAGAGGAGCTATATCATATATATTTTTTGAAGTTATGGTATATCTATAAGTACCATTTCCAGATAATCTAGAAGACTCCTCTATTAAAAACTCAGATCCATTAGTAATATAAATTTCTCCTTCAACATGGCTAGCAGTAATATTTGTACATTCAAAGATATATTTTAAGACACTATAAGGAGATAACTTTACATATTGAACTCATGTTTTTAATCCAACCTGATCATCATCATATAGATAACTGCCTGGTAGATATGCTTTGATATTAATAGGGGACGCTCCATCAGGTTCCCCTAGCTGAATTCTAGATATAAAAGAAGTTGCGTTAATTATTACTCCTTCATATATTCTACCTTCTTCTCAGTGCCCTTCCTTAGGATCAAAATCTAGTAGCACATAGCTATCTGTGTCTAAGTCTGTAATCTTTGCATGTAGTGTTTTTATAGTAATATGATTATCCTGGGTGTTATTCTTCTCATAATTGAAATAAGCATTAGATCCTATTTCTATTGACTCTGTTTTTAATGCCCCAGATTCATTTCAACTTATTTGACCTTGAGCTAAATGACCACTTCCATCTTCAAGGTTAAGTAATATGCTGGGAGTAAAATCCCCTCCAGTAGGAATCTCTGGATTAAATTCTGTATAATTACTACTTGGAGTTCCTTCTGAGTTAACTCCTCTTTGACTGAACATGTATTGATTGTTAAATACTGCAGATCCAATCAACCCATTTCCAATAATACCTACCTTTGTAAAGAAGGCTTCAAAAGACTCCATTTTGACTCAACTGTTAGTTTCATCTGTTCCAGGAGTTTGGTGTCCAGCAGATTGTTGATTTCCTGTTCAATACCCAGGCTTATTTAACACATAAAATTCTCCAGCATCAGAATCATATACATAAGGAGCTTTATCTTCAGTACATTGATATTTTGTATCTTTATTAAACTCCCCTGCTGGATATATAAGTTGCCCTCTCTTTCCTTGAGCACCATCTAATCCATTAGTACCGCTAAGCTTAGCTGGAGAACTCCAAGGCTCCTCTAAAAATTCTTCAAATTCTTCTGCATTATCTGGTTTTCTCCTATGATTTATTCTAGCTTGAATCCACCATATATAAGGATATGATGAATCTGTACTTGGGGGTGTTGTATACCATCCTGTTGGATTCCTATTAGTTCCTAAGTCACTGGATCCTGTATATGTACTTTCAGTACCTTTACAATACCTCATTTCAATATCAACTCCAGGAATACCTGAAACACCATTAGCCCCTGCAGGTCCTGGATCTCCAACAGGACCAGTTTCACCTGGGAGTCCCTGTTCTCCATTTATACGTCTAGGAGTGGCCCATCCCTCTTCAGGATTAGCTAATTCTTCTTGATGTGATTCATTATATTTCTTAACCGCAAAGGTCATTCATATATCTCGATCTCCCGAATCTTCCCAAGTATCAACCCAATGATCTCCAGGATTAAGAGCCTTCTTATTTATAGAAGGTGCCTCTCCTCCTTTTTCTGTAAAAGCAAATTTAAAATCAGTTCAAACTCCATTTTCCCCTGGTTTTCCGTCTTGCCCGTTCTGTCCATCCTGTCCTGGCTTCCCATCTTCTCCTGTAACCTTTACAGGATCACTTCATTCTCCAGAAACAACACCTGTGGTACCATTAACTGAACCTACAGACATTCACCAATTACTTTCTCCATCAGTCGGGGCGTCTATCCATGTATATCTATCATCTGCTGATTTGATAGGAGGATATGGATTGGTTCCACTAGGTTTAGAAGGTTTAGTTTCTGATTTTACAAAGACATATTGTTTTCAATTACCATTTTCTCCACTAATACATACAGGATCAGTTCAACCTTCATTAAAAGCATCAGTATATACCGTATTATCAGGTTTGATTGTTGCCATTGTCATCCATAAATACTGATTCTCTCCCTTAGTAGGAGGTTTAATAGTCCAAGAAACTGAGGTAGTACTCGGGTCTCTTTGAGTTCTGTTAGAAGCAATGTCTGGAGGAAATGAATAACTTGTATTTACAGCAAATCTTTGTTCAATAAACTTACCATCTTGAGCTTGTCCGTCTCGGCCGTTTAATTGTATAGGATCTGATCACTTATATACTATATTTTCTAACCCATTAACAGAGCCTACAGACTGCCACCACTGGCCTTCACTTGATGTAGGATAATCCATTCATCCCTGACTTTCATATTCTTCAGGATCAGGACTAGTCCCAGAGGGTTTAGCAGGTCTTGAGTCACTTTGTTTATACATATATGTTTTGTAGTTAGGAGCAGCTCCTGTATCCCCTTTATCACCTGTCATTTGAACAGGATCAGATCACTCTCCTACTAACCCTACTGTAGAAAATGTCGCTTGAATAGACCAAATTATTTCTCATTTTTCATGAATTGGAACTACAGTACTTCAGTCAGATCCTGGATTTTCTTCAGTCTTCTGTACAGGAGGGATAACTTCAGGGCTCGCTGTTTTAGCATACATGATTCTTAAGCTTAATCCTTGTTCTCCGTCTTTTGCATAATATGACCATAGTGTAGGCACTCCAAAAGGACCCCATTTTCCATCCCTTCATTTTCTTAGACTTACCCACTCTCACCTTCACGAAGAATCTACTCCTGTAGGATCATCAGTCCATTTCCCCCAAACAGGATCCGTAGGTAATTCTTCATTTTGTTCCCCTGGAACAACAGGTGTACTTGGAACTTCATCTCTGTTAGTTCTGATAAATATATATTCTACACCATCACCATCCTTTCCATTCACACCTCATTTAGCCCAAATAAATGGAGCTGATCAATCCCCTCAATGTCCTCTAGGATTCACAGAGGTGCCCGCACTCTTTTTTCTGACACAAGCTACTTCAACTTGATATTCTAAAGATATTCCAGTTGGATTATCAGTCCATCCCTCTGGCACATAATCATCCTCATCTCTAGAATCAGGTTTCATTACATCAAGGTATTCATCTTCGTCTTTAACTAACTTATATATATATTCCTGCATAGCTCCATCAGCTCCAGGCGTTCCAGCAGGTCCTGGAGCTCCATCCTGGCCATTTGTGCCATCTTTACCGTCTTTTCCATCCTTACCATCCTTTCCGTTGGTTCCAGGTTCCCCTTTTGGTAGTCCAAAACTAAATTTGAAAAGGTCATTTTCTACGGTAACATCAGCTGAAGGTTCTTGTGGAGATGTAACACTTTCCACAATAGCACTTATATTTGGTGTAGATCCATCAACTCCAGGTTCTCCTCTAGGAATTGTAAAGTTAAGAATAGCGTTGGTATCAGTACCACTATTTGTAATTTTTACAGCACTGCCAGGTTCTCCTGTTGTAACACTACCTACTTTTATAGTAGCTCCTTCTCCAGAAGGACCTTTATAACTAGCACCTAGAACAAAATTCCAATAAATACTTGGTTGTATTCCCACAACCTTACCATCTTCTATAATGGGCTTAGGACTATTTCCTTCAGAAGCTAAATGACTTTTAATACAATATAATATACACCCAGAAAAAGATACAAAGTCAATAAGATGCTCATCATGAAAATAATGTGTTCCTATTAATCACTCACTCATTCTGAATGAAGTGCCTTTGTAAAAATCTCGTGAGTTTAATAAATGATAATATTCTTCTGAATATATATCATCCTGTATAGGTGGTTTTATCTTATATTGCTTCATAATACTGAATTATCTTAATTATTTCTTTATCTTTTGGATTCCCACATTCTATATAATCAATAGCATTGATTAAATCATTCATCATAGCTAAAGTATGTGGATCAAAGCTGTACCCTATATTCATTTTTAACAGCTCATTAGTAAATAATCGATACAATACATTATATAGAACTTCCACAACTACAATTATTAAAATTATCCTTACATATCGTATCACAAGAGGTCATATTATCTAAAATTCTCTGGGCCTCAGTAAAGTTACCTAGGTCTTTAAGATAATCAAAAACATACATTGCACTGAATAAGAAGTCTCTTTTGTCACGTAATCCTTGGTCTACATTACAATTTCCACTCTTACAAAGATGACTACTCATTAGTAATTGCTTTTGTAAGTTTACTAAACACTTTTGTAATTTACAAACACTAAATACTTTCTTCTCAGGACAGTAAAGAGTTTGTGAAGCATTTCCTTCTTGTACGTACTCATATGCTTCTATATAATTATCAATTTTTTTAGAATTAGATAATACAGTACTAAGATCATATTCTTCATTGTTATCCTCAACATTACATTTATATAATGTAGTTTCATGGAAAAATAACTGGTCTTTTATTCCCACATATTTATCCTGAATATTTAAAAAAGAACTTAATAACGGTACTACTAATTTGCAATAAGAATAAGTTCCATCTTTTTCTAAAAGGAATGCAGATGAAAACTTAGCAAGATAATGACCTCTACTATGTATTTCCCTTCGAATTCGAACTGAATTATTGACGGGACATTTATCAGTATTATACCTGATAAAATCTATCATAACATAGTCTCTTAAATCAATCCCAGATGCTAAATAATCACTATTATCTACTGCAACTAATTTACAATCAGAGCTTACTATTAACTGTATTACTAATCGTTTATTCATATTATATTACACTTTTTATCTTGTCGTTATATGGATTGGAATCAACAGTTTCAGCTGCTTGTATATCAACTTGCTGTTTTTTAGTTTCAATTACTTTATCATTGTATTCTTTTTCATTTTGTATTCGTTCTTTTTCCAAAGCAACTTTTTGAGCTTCTAGTTCAAGTTTTGCTTGATTGTTAGTTTGTAATTGATTCTGAACTTGTTGTAACTGTTGCTGTAATTGCTGATTTACTTTCTGTAATTCTTTTGAGTTTTGTTCGTATTGCTGAACTTGTTGTTGAAGTTGAGTTATGATATTATTCTCTTCTTTCTTACGTGCTATTGATTTCTCAATATATTTCTTTAATTCTGTAGTAGATGAGGCTGTTATTAGGTTTGTAATATCCTCTAAATCTGCAACTCCACTCTTTACTAGCTCTCCACTTATAGCACGAAGAGATTGAACATTTTGATATGAATCAGTACTGTCTTCAATATGAATATCAAAGTCTGTTAAAGTATAATATTCAGGAAGAGCAGTGAAGATTTTTGCATAATTACCTAAAACTATGGTACCAGTTATACCTTTTTTCCACACTAATTTAGCAAGATTAAGTAAATCGTAGTTTACTTCCTTATAAATAGTATCCATAGCTTTAAATATTTGTTTGGTAAGAAGCATCGTGGTACGAACTCCTAAATTAACATTAGATACTGCATCACGCTGCTCATATTGTGCTAAAGCCTCAGGTAAAACACCTGTAACCATAGACACTTGTTGCTTGATAGATTGCATAGCTAATTCAATAGCTTGAATACTTTGAGCTTTAATTGTATCATCAAAGCCATTAAATATAGTATTCATAGTTTGGGCTCCTTCTTGACTACTATCTATAATTCCAAGACCTTGTTTCTTATATGCTAGCCATTTTTGAAGTCTTTCTGGAAGCTCCACTCCCAATACTTGTGGAACATATGCCAAATCTACTCAATCTCCAACCGTACCAGAACTTGAAATTAGATTATCTCTATAGAAGCATAAAAGATCAAAGCGATTTTGCAAATCCATAGTTTTGATAATCATAGAATTAGGATCTCCATTCTTATCTAAGAAGAATAGTCCATTAACACTTAATTTACATTTATCGGGATTATCCTTTGTTCTTATAATATTTTCAGACTCTCCTCTTGTGATATAAATTTCATCCCCAATACGTGTTCCTTCATGTCTTGTTTGTTTTCCAGTTTTATAATTGACTTCTATTCATTCAACATCATGGACGGTTCATAACTTAGGACGAGTATAACGGTTAGTTCTATTCTGATCACCAGGCCATATAGGATGAGCCTCAAGCCCTCCAAGTATTCCAGTATGTGTACTGTTTCAAATTCCTTGAGTTTCTGGAGATGTAGCTTTTATGTAATAGGAAGGTCCATCAGATTCTATACCATTATTATTCTCTTCCTTTAAAAGTCTTATATGTTCTTCTTTTAAGTCATTGTGATATTCTAACAATATATCTTCAGTGGACATATATCTTCTAACAACAACTCTATATGAATCTGCCAAATATTCAGAATTAGGGTTCTTTTCAACAAATGTATTAAGAGGATTTAATACTTCAAGCTGTATATTATCTCGACTGTTTGAAGGTCTAACTCTATAGTAACAAGTTCCAGTAATGCACAAATCTGTTAAGAGACTCTGCATTTTATTCTCCAAATCAATATTCTTTGATTGCTTTAAATAATCAAGAATATTCTGTGCAGCAATTTCATATTTAGATACAAAAGAGTCAGTTATATTGTTGCGTATCTTGTTTAACTGCTCTTCAATAAAAGGATCAGTCTTTATTTCTTCATTATTTACAATAGAAGATATTATATTATTCTCTAGATATTTCTTTAAGAAATTAAACAATTCTGAATCAATCAATAATTGTTTTTCTCTCATAATATTTGAGATTGTCTCTTCGTCTTTACATGTTATTTTTAGATCCTGATTTAACCCTAAATACTCTCCAATTAACCTATCTATATGAGGACGAACTAATGGATTAAAAGTAATTCCAGTAGGAACTCCTATGCCATAATTCTCTTCAATATGCTTAAACTGATCAGCATCTCTCTTCCCATGATAATAGTCATATGCCTTTTGAAGAGTTGTTTTAGGGTACACCAGCTCATTTATAGCTTTTTTTATTTGCTCTATTTCTTTATTAACATTCATACTATAACTCTATTATTGGATGTCACATATTACTATTTCCATTTACAAGAGTGCCTGTAGTATATGAAATATTTTGAAGCTTTCGTTTTTTAAATTCTTTCTCTAAAAACATTATAAACCCCTCCTCATCACCTTGATAACTAAGTGATATAGGAGTGGCATCCCTACAGTTCAATCCTAGTCTCAGAGTATACATTCCATTCTCATAACTAACGTCTAAAGGTGAAATGTATTCTGAGTTTGTAATATGATTAATTAGTTCTCTTATTCTATGTTCAAAAGCACTTTCTTTACCTCGGTATGGTACCATATCGTTTCCTCCCATAAAAATCATAAAATCACCCAAAATCTTTTCATGAGTTTTTTATCTCATTTTGAACCTTAGGAGTAAACCCTAGGAGATCCTCATCTCCAAGTTCTGCTGCAATCATTGCAGCAACTATATCAAACTTACGTTTGTTTTCCCAAGAGTATTTTAGAAGTTGTTCTAGCATTTCATCAATCTGCATTGAATAACAGGATTCATCAACAAATCTACTAATGAGCTCTAATCCATGTTTAAGATATGTCTCAGTAGCTGGATATCCTATCATATTAGAATTTCCTTTTCTAATATCAGGCATAGTAGACTTAGGCCTTTTCATAAAAAGATTATCTTTTTTCTTGGATCTAAAATACATTATAATTCCAATTTTTGTATGCTCCAACATAGCTTTGCAGTTGTAGTAAACACATAGTTTCATAGCATTTTCATACGCTGTAACAATATCTCTTGGTCGATCTTTATATATTGCTACATAATTAGCTGCATTAGATCCTAAAATCCTTTTCTTAATTACAATGCAAAAATCAGACACATCAGTATTCGTTGAGGAGTCTGCTGTACCTTGGTCAATAGAGTCAATTCCTGCGATATAAAGATTTTTGTAAAAATTTCCCTCTCCGTCTTTAAGGGGAGGTTCATATATAAATACTTTCCCTTGTGCATTTGGGACAAGTTTAACTTTATTTCTTGGATTACTTTCTGCATGACTAGGACAATCTCATAATAAGTCTACACGCTGTGGTTTTATACCAATCTTCTGTATTCTTAATTGAGTTAATCTATCCGCAATAAGTATTGGATCGAAAATACCATCACCTTGCTTTAGTAAAGCTTCACTAGGAGTTCAACAGTATTCAGCACAATAATCCAGTAAAGCTTGCCCTGATTTATTTTTTCTTTGTTTTGTGTAATACTCCTTAGCTAATTCTATATCAGTAACTCCTCTTGAATCAGTATATCCTGATTTTAACATTATATTATAAGCAGGAATAAAATAACCTGTATATTGAATTTCACCATCTTCAGAGTAATTATTTTTATAAGGTAATATATTAAAGGATTCTGGATTATTGAATAACTCTGATAATCCTGCTAATGCTTTGGGATCAGAATCACCTCCCGTTCCTCATGCACTCATGATTCCTTTACGAGCTCCTGATACAGTAACTAATGCCTCTCCTTTAATTCAAGCAGTTCTTAGGTTACTAAAACTTCCTGATTCCTCAAACATTAGTCGGTCAATCCTTCGACCACGCACCTTATTTGTATTATCAGCTACAATACCCTCTATGTCATTTTTACGACCCCATTCACGCCTCTCATTATCTTGTTTAGAAGTCCTTTTGTGCATTATATTGTTAATTACCATCATAGGTCTTCTAAATCCTCCATTAGTTTCTCCATTTAAGAAGTTTAACTGTTTTCAGCATTTATCTAATGTGGGTTCTAGAAAGTTTAACGCTGATGCTATAAAAGTTGTATTAAAGTTTCGTTGCGTTACAAAAGGCCTAACAGCTAAACAAGCACCAATTTCACTTCAGCCTCAATTTTGTTATCTTCAGAGTTTTTTATCTCTGAATTCTGTATCTTTCGATACAGTTCAGCATATATCATCATCCTAAATACTAGGAGCCCCGAACTCGTGGAAATATTATTGGTTCCATAACCCTCAATTTCTATGCGTTACAATCCTCATTGGTCTTATGTAGGATCTCGGTATTAACATAGTTTTCTAACTTTTCTTTTTTTTTTCTAGATAGAATTATAATCACGTTAGTCTTTACCGATTTTTCGGTGTTTTTAACTATATATTACTATATAGTGGCACAAAATTTATGCCTCGGCTCTTTAATGCTACAACATCTCTCTTGAGATATTCACACATTTCAAAGTAGTGAAAAAACTTGTATTGTTCAACTAGGAACTTTGGAAATCCCTCGGTATCACCAGAGGCGGCTTTTTTGCTGTCATCAACAATATTCATTCTATAAAAATTCAAGAAAAAATAATGATCTCCAGTGATACGATACCCGTTAACTGAGTAGCCATTAGTACATCTATCTAACTGCTCTAGCCAGTAATCATTATAAGGCTTACTTCCAGGAGGATATTCTGTATAATATCCTGTTTTAGTATATAATTCCCCTGCCTCAGTAAATCATTCAGGATTAAAATCCAGTCCTTTAGTCTTAGTAATAGGTTTATATCCCGTTAACTCATAACTACATTCTGGATCAAAGAATTTAATCTCATCCTCTAGTACATAGTCTCATAAGCCATCTCGATGTTTTATGACGACCTCTTCTTCTTGTTTTGGTTCTGTATCTTTATTATTAGAGCCAGAAGAATCCGCTTTACTAGAATTAGAGTCATTAAACAAACTTTTTATCAAATCATTCTCATAATCATCGGAGATTATAGGCTCTTTATCTTTTAAAGACTCCCTTATTTCCTTATATTGCTCCTTTACTGGTTTGTAATTAGATTTTTTTTCTGCTTTTGAGTCTCTTACTGTTTTATCCTTCTCTGCTATTTTCTTTTTCATCTGCTCTTGAGCTCTTTTCATCTCAGAAGAGATACTTACTTTCTTTGCCATAACTATTATTCATCAAGGAATCCAGGAGCAACATCACCCCTAAGTTTATTATTAGATTCCATCACATCCTTTTTATAATTAAGCTCAAGTTCTTTTAACTTATCTGCCATAGTACCTATGGAAGCAATGTTATCTAATATATCTTTACCTTTTCATATAGGTTTGTTTGTTGTAGAGTCTCTTTCATCTAGATCAATATTATCTAGAAAAACTCTCATTTTTTCAAGAGTACGAAACGCTGTCTTAATAAGACTTAGAATACGAGAAGAATCTTTTATTTCAATATATTTTCTAACAGCTGCTCTAAATAAGGAATCATTCCATTCTTCTTCTGTTAGCCCCGAATCATTCATAGCAGCTTTGTGTTTTTCCATCTCTAAATATTGTTGATATGGACTTTTCCAATCAGCAAATAACCAAATATATTTAAACTCTTTCCAAGCTCGTAATCTCTTTTTACCTGTAGGGTCTTCACTACATTTATTTCTATCTAAATCCCATAGCGCTTCAAACTCCTTTACTAATAGGATCTCATGAGTATTTAATCTTAGAGATCCTGTAGCATTATCGTAAAGGAATATATCTGTCATTATTTTTTACTTTTTTGTTGGAAAATATTCACCGGTGCGGTGCTCTGCAATCTGTTCCTCGCGGACTTCTCCTTTCGATGTTCTTCATTTGCTTTTGGAGTATATCAAGGTAATGGCTTGTTTTTATAAGTTATTCTATTATCTCCAACAACATATGTTGTATCTTGAAGATTATTAGTAATATAACGTTTGGTTCCACCTAAGACATTAGGTCTTTGTAAAAACTGTATCAAATCACCTTTTTTATTACTGAATTGAGAGGCTCTATAACCAT